GACTTTGAGATAATCACTATGGCGGACCTTGGAGCCAAAATGAAAGTTGAGGTCGGAGATAAAGTGTATTTTGATTACCAGATATCAGACAAAGAGAATCTTCTTGGCATGCACAATGGCGCCAAAATGTATAAAGTCAATGTGGATCAGATTTATTGTTCCATTCGAAGAGAGCGTAGTAAAGTTGACCATCGATTCCGGGATATTATCCACATGCAGGGAGGTTGGGTATTAGTGGCCCCTGATGTAGAAACATGGGAAGAAATTAAAACTCCGTCCGGATTAATGAAGAAGCCAAAGCCGGAAGCAAAATCCTTGCTCGGATTTGTACGGCACATTCGGCCAGGGATTGATCTGAAATCCGGTGATCACATAGTGTACGTTAGAAATGCTGACTATGTGGTGCTTGTGGAAGGGACTCCATACTATGTCATGCGCGAAGACGATATTCTCTGTCGAGTATGGTAAAGATCAGGCGAGGCGATGATATTATTTTGGGGTTGACCGCTGAGGAAATATGGGCAATCATGAAAGGTGGTGTAATAAGCCTTAACCTGAAAGAATGTGAATACAACGATGTGAATGTTTCTATTTATGCGGGCATGAATGAGAAAGCAATGATGGAAGATTTTATCAATAAAAAAGGACCAACAACTAAAATGAAATAATATGGAAGGAGACATTATTAAACTCAACTCGAAAGTGTTCCCCTCAGAAGAGGAGACAATTTATGTTCACAACGATCAGGATTACGGTGGCGCACACAAGTATGTATTCCGTAATTGCCTCGGATTTAGTGACGGCAAAACACAGTATGATAAAAACCCAACTTTCCAAACAATCCAATTCGTTCAAAAGAATGAAGACGGTTCAATGATACCTGGCCTACAATCAGAACAGATTGTTTTGGCCCTTATCGATCGTCAGGAGAAACTGAATGCAAGATTCCCATCGTCCTTCAATACGAAAGCACTTTTTGGGCTACAAATGTTTTTGGATGCTCAAAAAGAGCGCGTTGAAGATCGTATCGCGCGTGGAGTGATGGGAGATTTGAAGAAGTAAAAAACAAAAAAGCCCTCGGGGGTAAACCGAGGGCTAAGAAGAAGAAGTATCACGTGTCTTTCGCCTGAAAGGTTTTGTGATGTAACAAATTTAAGTAAAAAAAATTGATATGGCAGAACAGCATTTGAATGAGGGGGAAATTACCTGGAGCGACACCCCTACCAGTGGCAACGTAAATAAGATTGGTTACGATAAAGAGCAGGAGGTGATGTACGTTGATTTTAAGAAGACCAGCATGTATAAGTACGCAGGGGTCCCAGAAGAGAAGTGGAATGCTGCTCTGAATGCGCCATCAATTGGTAAGTTCGTTCACGATGAACTCAGGGATAAACACAAAGCAACGAAGATATGATTGAAATGAGAGAAATACGTCTCGGTAATCTAATCAACGTAAGAGGAGATGCTACTCGTAAACGCGCGGGGACTTACTTATTTGTGACGCCACGTGTTATCAGTGATATCGTTACAGGACACGCGGTTGATTATGAGTCTATATTACTCATCCCTGAATGGCTTGGTAAATGTGGATTTAAATACGATGAATATCATTTTAAGCATGAGAACAGGCATCACATTGTATGCCATCCGGAGGGTGGTTTTGTTTATCGCGTCCCTGGGGTCTCGTTAGTAGAGGTAAAGTATGTGCACCAACTCCAAAATTTATTTTTTGCATTAACTGGTACTGAATTAAATATTAGACTATGACAAACGAGAACTTTGAAAAACTATTTACAAAAGAACATCAAGAGGCGATGTTAGCGACATTCTCAATAACAGAATTTCCAACGCTTAAAAAAGCATCCAAAGAAGAAAGGCTACGGATAATTGAAGAGCGTCACGTAAAAATTTCTCCTGAATTGGATATTGCAATTCAGAAATACATCACTGAACACAAGCCAAGAAAACATCCAAAACAACTACGTCAAATGGTAAAGAAGAAGTTCGGGATTACTGTAGTTTAATACCCTGCCTTCTTAGAGTTACCCCACTTTGATGCTATTTTTGTCAAACTATTTGGGATAGCTTTTTTTAGAACTGATCCAACTGATTCTGACTTTTTCACCTCTCCCGTGCCAGATGTCGGACGCTTATCCTTTAATTTGGTATTTTTGGGCTGAGGTCTTTTGATTAATATCGTTGCCATGGTTAAAAGTTTTCGTGAATCGGATATCTGTAAGAACTTCGCCCATAAAGATAAGGCAAAAATTTTCTCTTACATAGAGGCTTTATATTCAGAGAAAAGCCCATTAAACCAGATCGATAACCTGGATGAGCGTAAACTGGAAGCCTGCCAGGTGGCCAAATTAAATCCGGAAGATGAGGACGTAAAGGCCATTATGGCGATCAAACACAAAGAGGTCCTGGAGCTAATATTCTACTACATCGAGGTTTGCCAGAATAACAACACCTACTACTCCCTCATCACCCGTCAGCAACTCTACAGTAATATCCAGCGCGAGATCATGACATGCACCGATATTGATAAATCGATAAAATTAAGTAAGGAGAGCGACACAATTCGGGATTTAGTTAAGAAAGATTATTCCGAACTTTATGAGAAAGTCGGAGGGAAGGAATTAGTGGAGAAAGCTCAGAAGATGGTCAGAGTTGTCCGGCTTGAGGATCGATTGAAGAAGAAAAATGTTTGAGCCTACCAAAAACGAGTACGTATTCAAATATCTAAAGACCGGTATAACCAGCACCGGTATCGAGAAGGTTTATTTACCGGAACCTCCTGCTAAAAATCAAGTTCTATTCAGCAAAGAGAAACGATGGATTAGACCGGAAATGTCTGACGATTTAAAGAGATGGGTTAAGGAGTGGCGCGTTCAGCAAGAACATTTTCCCGATTATGTTCATCCACAATATGATAAAATTGTTGAGTGGGAGAATCAGGAAGTTGAGAGGGCCCGTCCTGGCGGCACCGGTGTTTGGTTTTGGAACGGATGGGACGATAAGAAGAAAGAACCTGAGTTAGTTTACATTACGCCATTTCATTATTGGTATCTCACCAGCTGGAAGGCTTACTTTGGATATCCATCATTCAGAGATTCTGATAAAGAAATTTTTTATTGGATTCAATACTTCGAAGAGGATCCAGATTCATTCGGAGGAGCGCTTAACACAATCAGACGTTACGGAAAGTCGTCCATCATGGGAGCATGGATTACCTACAGAGCCACGATGAACTACTCGCACAACGCTGGTATGCAGGGCGAGAAAGACGATAAGATTAAAAAGTTTTACAAGAAGATGGTGTTAAAGCCATTTTACAAACTGCCTTATTATTTCCAGCCGACTTACAACAAAGACACCAAGCAGACCAACGCGATTGAATTTGACTTGCCACCACAGCGGAACAAACTGAGATCGTCAGTTGAGATGGAAGAAATTCAAGTGCTGGAGTCAATGATCGACTACCGGCCTTCGAATGAAGAGGAATATGATGGCGATATCCTGGGGAGTTTCTTAATTGAAGAACCTGGCAAGCAGAAGAAAATGTCATTGTATAATGACGAGGGTGAAGGTGCGTGGGACATTGCAAAGCCTTGCTTTCTGGATGGTGAGAAAATTATTGGGAAGGCGCTCCTTGGAACAACTGTTGAAAATATGTCCGTGTCCAACAAGGGTGGCAGGGCATATAAAAAATTATTTTACGACTCTGACATTAACCAGAAGCAGGAGGATGGTAGGACCATATCGGGCCTATACTCAGCCTTCCTTCCTGGAGACTGTGCTTACAAGGGATATCTGGACGATTACGGAAGACCAAAACGCGAAGAGGCCAGAGCGGCCTTGATGCGCACACGGAAATCATATCAAAAAAATTCTCGCAAACTCGCTGGATGGATTCGTAAATATCCACTCTCCATCATGGAGATTTTCTATGTGAGCCCGGATAGATGCGAATTCAATGCCACTGTTTTACAGGATAGGATAATGGAACTGGATACATGGACCGGTGATTCTTTAACAAGACAAGTAGATTTACAATGGGAAAATAATATACCATTTACAAAAGTCGTATGGCGATCGAATCCGACAGGGGGGTGGTTTGATTCTGCCTGGCTCCCATCAAAGCCAGAAGAAATGAATTTAGTGGGGTCCAGAGAAGTTGGTAATGAAAAACATTATTTTCCAAAGAATGACTTAAACTTCTCATCAGGCATTGACCCTATTCAACACGGCTCATCAGGATCGAGTATTGAATCACGACCTGTACAACTTTTAAAATCAAGATATAAAGTATCTATTGATGGAGATTTAACACGCGATGAATTAGAACTGCGTGCTCAGCCTGGGTTTATGGTTGATGATAAATGGGTACTCGATCCGGCCGGGAAAAAATTCCAGTATAAAACAAACAGGTATATCGGGATGATGCATCAACGCCCGAGTGATCCTAATGTTCTTTACGAAAGATGCTTATTAATATGTTGGCTATTTGGTTGTTCGGTAAACGTAGAGAAGCAATTTGGTGGAGGGTTAATGAGCTTCTTTTATAAGATGAAGTGTTCGGATTTCATTTTATCAAAATATATTCCTGAGTTTGAGAAGCCGACAACTAAAGTAGCGGGGTTAGCAGAGGATGGTACATCTGCATCGCCAGGATATATTCAAGAAGCCGTTGGTGAATACGCCAGTTACATAGAATACTTTGGCCACATGATTCCATTCAGAGAACAATTAGAAGATGCATTGGTCTTTGATGCAAAGAAGACAACTGAGCACGATTACACTGTAGCCGGATACAATACGGAGATGGCCATCAAGATACCTCCGAAACAGAAGGCCAAACCCGTTTTGAATTTGGACAACATTTTACCGAGATTTGACGCAATCGGTAATATCCTGAATTAAAATACATGGCTGACGGCTACAATTTCCCTCCGGAGTTCTGCAACCCCAAGGACAAGGAAACGGCAGAATATCAATTACAAGCGGCAAAAGCGATGTATTACGCTGATAACCGCTACGGTTCCAAGGTCTTTTACGAAGACGATTATTTTGACTCACTCATTGAACTCGCCCAGGGGAATCAATCTGTAGAACCGTTACGAAAATTATTTGGCTTCCATCGCCAAGGCGGGAGAGGTGGAGACGGACCCGAGTCGCTCGCTTTCATTGATCCAAAAATATTAAACCTTGCCCCTAAATACATCAACAGAGCCGTTGCTAAGATGCAACGCATCGGTTATGATATCTCACTGGAGGCGATTGACCTTGGTTCGATCGATGAGAAAGAAGATTGGAAAGGAGTTATCCAAGCTGTTTACCGGCTAAAAAACTGGGTTAATACTATGGGAATTCCTCTGCAGGCTGCTTTTGAAGGAATTGATGTATCAGGCCTGCCAGAATATCCAGACGAACTCATTCAGGAAATAAACGCCAATCCGAAACTACAGAAGGAAATTGAAGGGGAACTTACCCTGAGACTAGTTCAATCGATGAATCGCTTCAAACAGAAGATGCGTCAGGTGGACTGGGATATGGTAGTAACTGGATTTGGACACCTTCATACATACCACGATGCAAACTGGCTACCACGTATTGACCGGATTAACCCGAAATATTGGGGCGGTAGTTTTGTCGATAACGATGATTTTGAGGATCAGGAGTATTCATTATTCATTGAATGCATCACAGTAAATCAACTGATCAAAGAAGCCGGTCAGTTCTACAAGCAAAATGAATTGGAGGAACTTGCTTCACGTTACCGGATTCGCAACGGGTCCTATTCAGTTAATTCATTCCGCCATCCAGTGGGAGCCTTCGACAATATGGATTACATTCCTGTAATGCGTTATTACTTCCTCTCAGAAGATCAGCGCAAGTATGTAACCAGGAAAAATCAATTTGGAAGTAAAATACTGATCGATAAACCATACAACTATTATCCACAGGAAAATCTTGAGAGATTCAGCAAAGGAGGAGATTCGAAACTACTTGATCCTTCTTACACGAGCGTTTACGGAGGAACCTGGATTATTGATAGTGATGTTGTTTATAATTTCGGAAGAAAACCATATCCGCGCACAAATCTTGTTGACAATAGCCTACCGATAAAAACTTTTGCAACCAACTTCAAGAATGGCCGCCCAGTGAGTTTCGCATCACAAATGCTGGAACCTCTGTTTATGATCAATGCTATGTGGAATAAGGTAAAGGGGGATCTTGCACGCGGGTGGACTGGTGTTAGGGAAATAGATTTCAGTGCATTTGAGAAAGTAGCACTTGGTAAAGGCGGTAATGTTTGGAGTGCAAGAGAGGCTTTTGAATTTATGGAAATGACCCAAACTGTGGCCTCCAGGGGCGCTGTAAATCAATATGAGCAAAAAATTGGTGACGCTGTCAAATTCCACCAATCAGGAATTGAGATGGCCGATTATTTCAATACAATTCAGGTCAGCCTGCAGATGCTTGAAGCCATGACCGGCACTACTCTTGTAGAATCTGCCGATGTTCAAAATCGTTTAGCTGTATCAGTGATGAAGGCCAGCCAGCAAACTGGCGACCTGGATATGGAATACTTGTATAATGCTCATGAATATCTGTACGAGCGCGCTTCTCACCAATTATTATTACTATCCCAGGAGACAAAAAGAAGAGGTGGAAACATCAGAGGATTTGTACCAGCACTCGGAAGAACAGTCGAGGCTCCGAAGGAACTAGCCTATACCGAATATGGATTCACAATGAGCCGTCAACCCGGACCGCAGGAATGGGCAGACTTCTATCAGGATGTTCGTGAGGCTTTAATTGCAGGTAAAATTGGGCTTTCTGACTCCATGTACTTGCGAGAAATTGACAACCTGAAGCAGGCCCGCCAGGTTATGATTGCCAGGGAGGCCGCGTTCAAACGTGAGGCGCTGAAGGAGAAGCAGATGGATATCCAAGCAAACATGATGGCCAATCAGCAATCCGCGGCCCAGACAGCTCAGGCGGCTCAGCAGGCTATTGAGTTTGAATCACAGAAAAAGAAGGAATTGGCAGTACTGGAGGGTCAAATCCAATCTAATTTGCAAAAAGAAAAATCAGAGCAGGACGGTATTTTAAAGTCGCTTGATAAGGAAATGAAGGAGACTGTACAGAAACAGAAAGGTATGGATGATATCATGAAGCAGGCTCTTAGGAATATTCCGGATAAAATGAAATCAGAAGCTGCACTAATCTCAGCCAAGAAGAAGCCAGCAACCGCGAAGGCTAAATAAATGTCACGCTTAACATATTATAGTTTAACTAAAGAGGGGAACAGCGAAACTGAACACTACAATTATGAGTTGGTCCATTGGATTCACTGGGAAACCAGAAAAAGTAGCTGAGGCGTTAGACGCTTACAGCGAAAAATTAAGTGACTATTCAAAAGAAGAGTATGACAATGCACTGCCCAGCATGAAGGGTTTAGTATTGCAGAATTTCGGATCCGAGTCACTGGTTAGGATAACCGCAAACGGCCACGGTACGAAAGTAGATGGTGTGCCTAAACAGGGTTATTTGGTGTGTAATATTGAACAATTATACACGACACTGGTATAAAAAACCGAGGGGGCGAAAGCCCCTTCTTGTATTTTCAATAATATTTTTTACCTTCGACTCATGAATTTCCATCGATAAATTTCCATATACACGATAGCTTCGCGACACCCCCATCGGAATACCCCGATGGGGTTTTTGTTTTTAAACCCACTTTGTTTTTCAATAATAAATTATTTTACTTCGTCCTATTATGGCAGAAGAAGTAAAACAAATTATCGACCAATCTGAAGAAGAACAGATTGCAGCACTGGTAAAAGCTAAGGCGTCTAAAACTCCAGGAGAATCAATAGAAAAGAAAGCCGCACCAGTTGAGGATAAAAAGCCGGAAGACAAACCGGAAGACAAAAAGCCGGAGCAGAAGCCCGAGGGTAAAAAACCTGAACTCACCGAGAAAGAAATCACCGCAAAAGTCAAAGAACTTGAGGACAAAGATGAGAAGGACTTGACCGATGAGGACAAAAAATTCCTAGAAGACAACAAGGAATCTGATACAGAATCCATGTCTCCCGATAAATTTATCGAGGAGGAATTTGGCAAAAACTACGAGATTAAGAGCATGAAAGACCTCTCTGAATTCATGGAAACAGCCGTGAAGGTTATTGAGGAGCGGGATGATCTTAAAGCAAAACTTGAAGCCGCTGAGAAAAAAGAACCGGCATATAAATCGGAAAATCAGAAGAGAGTGGCTCAATTCCTTGAAAAAACAGGGTATGACCCCGATAAATTTCCAGAAGGATTAATGTCCTATGCCCAGTTGATGGCCATGGATTTAGAGGATAAGAACCTGAGCCCTAAACTGGTACTTGAATCTGAATATATTTTGGATCATCCAGAACTTACCCGGGATGAAGCCAGGCGTAAATTCGAGAAAACCTATGCTAAAAAATATACGCTCAATAAGGACGATTTTGAGAAGGATGACGATTTGAAAGAGGCGGAGGAGGATTTAAGAATTGAGCAGAAAACAGCAGTAGCGAAGGCTGTTAAGGGTTTGAAAAAAGCACAAGAAGAATTCAAAGCTCAACCGAGCAAAGACGATAAGAAAGATGAGAAAAAGGCTCCAGAGGTTGATCCGGTAATCCAGAAGGGCATCGAGCAGAGCAATTCTGACCTGGATAAACACCTCAAAGAGAACGATCAACTTATCTTTTCGCCTACAGAGGACGAGGATGACGATTTTCCTTACCAGTTTAAGGAAGATCAGCTAAAAGGTATACGAGCAGTAGCCGAAAGCATTCTTAAAAATCCTGGCTCTTATGACAAAAAAGGTAAATTATTGGCTGGACTAGGTTCCGGTGTAGAAGATGTAGTCAAGCGAGTAGCTGACTTCCTATACGGGGACGACATCAGGGACAAACTCTATGAGCATGCCCAAACTGTCACAGCAGTTAAGAGGATCGAGGATATTGGCGATAAAAAGCCAGACCGTAAGCCTAAGGGAGGCGCGGCAGCCGACATCGATTTGTCTGAAGAGAAGCAGATTGAGATTTTGTTAGAAAAGAAGAAGGGTAAAAAAAAGTCAGTAATGGCTTAGTGTCTTAAAGTACTGGATGGTTAAGTGCGGAAATTAAATTTTTCTAAACACTTAACAAATGGCTACAGAATCGAATACCTATAATGATTACTCGGTAGCGGCAACTGATGAGTTCCCGCTGATCTCGAATTTCAGCCACTGGCATAAACCCCAGATTGGCGAAACGTTGTGGGATGTAAATCCCTTGGAAACTGACACTGGTGAATTCATGAAGATGGGTTTGATGAAGCGCGTAAAAGGCGAAGAAATCATCCACCATGAAGCCAGAAGCCGGTTTGATGTTCCTAAAGTGAACAGTTCTGCTACCCAGGCATCCGTTTATGGAACTGCCTCTACGGGTAACGGTGACCCAGCTGATTTTGATTCTTTGGATTATATCCAGTTGGCCCTTGAAAGCCATAGCCCATCTGGCGCTGGTACTACTCAGTACACGAAAAGCTATCCTCGTGTAGGACAGCATATCATGTTCGCGAATGGTGCAGAGTGGAGAATCAGAGGAAAACGTACTACTATCGCAGGTGCGCACCGCTTGTATTTACAGAAAGTACAGGCTGCAATGGCTTCTCTTGCCTCTACAATTACCCTGGCAGGTGGAGTTTATGGTGGAAATTCATTCATCGTATTCACGACCTCACACGGAGAACAAACACTCGGTCAGACTGAGGGTATGGTTCCAACTTCTAAAACCTTCACTAGCTATCTGCAAACCTTCAGCGATTTCTATAAGGTGACCGACTGGGAAATGCAAAACGAAACGTATCCGCTTAAGTGGAACGGTCAGACAATTGAATTTACCTACCACAAGGGTATCAATGATACTGAGATTCGTTGGGGAGCAATGATTGATAACGGATTGTTCCTTGCCAACAAGGACGAAGGAACCTTGACCGCTTTGGATCCTGAGACCGGAGAAGACGAGGCTGTGACAACCACTCAGGGTTACATCCAGAATCTGGAATTGAATGCCAATCCATTGTTATACGATACAACTCCTACCATGGCGCTGTACGATCAAATTGGTCGTTTGCGTAGAAAACTTTTACAGGGTAAAAACTGTATGAAGTGGGTTGGTTACGAATATCGTACAGCAACCGAAGGTATCGTAACAACCCTTGGTATCAACGGGGGTATTGTTTACGATCGCCAGGCTGTTGATCTGAATATCCAGCAGATCAAAAAAGGTGGCGCTGTTTATAATGTGAAAGACCTTGACATTATGAACCACCCTAAATTCGGTGGCGCTCCTGGATTTAAGTTTCCTTTCTACTTCATCATCGCACCGATGTTGAAAGAGAAGGATTCGAAGAATGGAAATATGCTCGATCCTTTCAACGTTCTGTACAAGATGCCAGAAGGTGAAGGAACTCGTGGGCACTATAAAATTTGGATGACTGGTGCTTTCGCAGAGCGCGCAACAAACGCTCGTGCAAACAGAGTTATTCACCTGTACTGCCGTATGGGAACTCAAACAGTAGGTGGTTCCAAGCACATCCTTGGAAAGCCGGTTACGTTGAGTTAATCATTTTTACAGAAGAGATGGATTCGTCCATCTTTTTTGTGCTCTTGATGTGAAAATAAATTAGTGTAGTAAACTTTTAATAAAATATTTTATGGCAAAAAAAGAGAAGATTGAAGAAAAACCACCAGGATCATTTCTGGATGAAGAAACTCCTCCACCCCTGAAAGAAATTCCATCTCCTATTCCAGGACCTGAACAGGAGGAGGAAGAGGAAGAAGAGGAAGAAGAACAACCTCTTAAGAAACCTAAGCCGGAAGTTCCAAAAGGCCTGGCGAATACTAAATCGTTGAGACGGCAAAAGGATGATGAAGGTCGTCCACAGGCTAAGGTGATTGATTACGAAGGGTACACTAGCAGAAAAAAACGTGCTGTTGATTTGAAATTGAGCGAACGGGTATTGCCTCCACTTACCAGGGGCCGCACGGCCATCTATTCATGGATTGAGAGAAGAGGTATTGATCCGCTCACAGGAGAGAAGCCGGAACCAAAAGACCCATGGTTGCCAGGAACGTACATGTTTTATGATAAATTCGAGCCGGACCCAATCCGTAAGAGCAAATTACAGCGAAACCTTGGACGCCCTCAAATTGGCAGAGATAGAGAGGGACTTGAGAAAATTGATGATACTATCGAGCCAATTGAATTTACAGCAGGGATTTGTCGCGTTGTCCCTGAGCAGAATTTCAGGAAATATGTGTTTATGGAATTGCATCCATTAAATGCATCAAATCCATTCCGAAGGAAGGATGAACCATCACTTTTTGAACGGACCGATATTAAAGGCAATAAGAATGATGCCTACAGGGCAGCTGAATCTCAGTTGGCATTCGAAGCCGAAAGTGCTGTTGTTAATATTAAGGACCGTGATTTAATCATCGGATTTGCGGTAAGCACTGGAGAAATTAAAACTGCGGGTATCCTTACTGGGACCATCAAAACTGATCTTAGATTATGGGCACGTAATAATCCTCGCAAATTTTTTGTGATGAATAATAATGTAGAAGTGCCGGTTCGCCTGAATCTGATCGATGCTGTTGGGTTAGGGTTAATTGAATACCAACAGGATAAAAGAAGGTTTATCGATCCAGAGTCCGACAAAGTAATTTTTGTCAATACGATTGGGAAAGACCCAATGGAAGATTTTGTGAGTGCTATGGTAAAAGAGGAGAACAGGGAGATTTACAATTATATTACTGAACTCCTGAACTACTGGGAATAGGGTAAAACCCTGATTTGACGTAGCCAAATTTTTCCTCAATTTTAGTCCCGAATCAAATCGGGACTTTTTTATGCCAAGCATACCATTTGTAACAGCGATAGAGGGGATTTCCTCTGATCTGGTCACCGGCAGATTGGTTGACCTCACAACATACACATCGCCAGCCAGAGATACTTTGGCTTTATATGCATATCTCTCCAAACGAGATGTTGCATCGGTTGACACACCGATTACAATATCGAACGCAAATCCGACCGCGGTAACGTATTGGGAGTTTGATTTAGCGGCAAGTGATGGTTGGTATGTGGCAATTGTTTTTGGATTCCCTATCTGGCAAGCCGGAACGTATGCGCTGAATAAATGCGTATATAATGATGGAGTATATTACAGAGCAAATCAATCAACAATTGAAGAGCCAGGCACAGGAAGCCAATGGGATGTTATCACTGATATCCTATCTGAGGTTTTAAATCTTGCTGATACTGGAGTATACATCACTCAGACAAACAATTTCTCATCAGCTCGTAGCGAAGCCGGGAAACTCGGAGATGATCTTGCGGCTTTAGGTCAAAAAATCATAAATGGAAAATGTAAAAATTGGGAAGATGCCGCGAGTGTACTATTCCCAGCGGGGCTTGTAGAAAGTGCATGGGTTAACTTCCGAAGAGGAGATAATGTGAATGCTCAAGAAATTATTGATTACGTTCAAGAACGATTCGCTGCATGAGTGCTCCAATAAAAAGCGCAGAAGAAATTTCATTGATCATTAACCGTGGTCAGCATGCAATTGCCGATATAGGTCTCTCATTAGTCAGGCGTAGTAAGCGCGGACAAGATCAGGGGGACACAGCCTATCGGGATGATATGTATCGGCTGATACTGTTACGGATTTATCTGCAAAATATTCTTGATGATGACGGTGAGGTTATTGCTTACTATGAGGATCCAGCTAATGAGCAGAAGTTTAATAAATTACTCGATGCTATTGCTCGGCTCAGTCAATTCTACGGAGGAGCCGCAATCCCTTTACTCACCGGTAAGCGGATACCATTAGCATTCTTCCCTTCGACAGCTGGCAGTACTGGAGCCCCTGTAACTGGTGGTCCTGCGGTCCCTGGCGGAGTAACATTTCAAAATATAAATGTACAGTCTCCAGGAGAGGTTGTTGATTCACTCGATGCCTCATCAAGCGAATACGCTTTTTACATAATCAATATTCGAGGTACTGGTACTGGTGAAGGTTCACGCCTGGATATCCTTGGGATAAACTGGAGGGGCTCGTCAGACCCAGTGATAACAAACTATAGAGGGAATGATGTTGGAGGAACCGTTGGTGATGCAGTTAATTTTTCTGCCGCAATCGTTGGTGGAAATTTAGAATTAACCTGTAACGTACCCACAAATGGATGGGTAGTAAGGGGATCGAGGATTTCATTTGAGAATGTATCTTTTCAGAATGCACAGGGACCTCTTCCAGCAGGCGGGACTGTAGGGCAATATTTAAGGAAATCATCGTCTAATGATTTCGATGCCCAATTTGCTGATGTTCTTATGGCAGAAGTAATTGGTCTGGTTGCCGCACTTGGTGAAAAACTTTCTCGTGATGGGTCAATCCCTATGAATGGTAATCTTCCAGCTGGTGGGAATAAAATAACAGGATTAGGAGTGGGCACTGGCAACGGAGATTCGCTTCGTTATGAACAAGTCATTGGTGTTTTCCTCCAACTCATTGGCGGGACAATGTCCGGTAGTATCGCCATGGGGGGAAATAAAGTTACGGGTCTTGCCGCTGCAACCAATAACGGGGATGCTGTGAGATACGAACAATTAATAGCAATTCCACAAGAAGCATGGATAGATATTACATTAATCAATGGGTGGGTTTCTGGGTCGGTAACACCTCAATACTTTAAAGATTCATTGGGAGCGGTTCATTTCCGTGGGGATGTTGATGGCACCGATGCTACTAACGCTATCTTCGCTAATTTGCCTGCTGGTTATAGACCAACACAACAAACTCAATCTAATGTAGTTGATGCCTCTATTGCTTTCTTTGCTGAAACAAATGGAGATATAAAATTGTTTGGGTTTACTGCAGCAACGTATGTTATAAGTGATGTAGAATTCTGGACTCATTAATATGGCAAACGAATTTAGAGTAGTAAATGGATTAGCGCTTGATTTTCTCCCGGCAACCGGAGGAGGTACTGACGCATTCCTGATGCGTAATTCGACAACAGGACTTGTTACTCAAACTTCGTCTGTGCCAGCAAGCCGCGTTTCCGCTGGAGGTAATCTTACCGAGGCGACATCCTCAGTCCTTACAATTACAGGAGGATCAGCATCATTATTAAGTAATGCCTCCATCCAGGTTAAACAAGCAACCACATCTCAATCTGGATATTTAAGTTCAACGGATTGGAATACATTCAATAATAAACTCTCAAGTTCTCTTGCTGCTGGGTTTATATTCATTGGAAATGGTACCGCACAGGCAGTTAATACCTCTACGCTTGGAGATATAGCTGGAACCGTTGGCGGAGGACTTGCTATTAAGAGTTCTGTAATTTCTAATACTCATATCCTGAGCAATGCCGCAATAGCAAGATCAAAACTTGCAAGCGGTACAGCTTACCGAATTTTAGCAAATAATTCATTAGGCGTTATGGGAGAGAACGCAGGGTTGACGGCCTCAAGATTAATTGGATCAGATGGTAATGGGCAGTTAGTTTCGCTCACCACCACCATGACTCAAGGAAATTTCTTATCAACCTTAACAAGCAACGTTCAATCACAATTGAATAATAATATCCTTGGCATCCCAGCAAGTGCACTAGCAAAAAATCCAACTATAACAGAAGATGGATTCGCTTTAACATGGGATTTTGCTAATGGAGAATGGAATTTAACTGATCCGATTATAACCGGTCTACCCGCTGGAGGTACGACGAATCAATTCTTATATAAAGTATCTGGGTCGCCATACGATTCAGATTGGAAAACTTTAACTATCGCTGATGTCTCGGATATTACTCCCAGCGCTGCCGATATAAATGTTTTACTAGGAACAAATGGGTTGGGTTTAACAACCACTCATCTTGAATATACAATCGGACTTTTGTCTAATGCGCAGACTCAACTTAATAATAAAATATCGACCGCTATTGGTGCTGGCTCTCTTATTTATGGGAATGGTTCCGGAACAGCAATTTCTTTAAGTGCGGGTACACCTGGACAGGTCCTTACAATGATAGGAGGATTTCCATTATGGCAAACACCAGGCAGTGGAGGAACAGTTACATCAGTTCAAGTTGCTGGAGGATCCACCGGATTAACTTTTTCAGGAGGGCCAATTACAACAACCGGTACCATTACCATGGCCGGTACTTTGGATGCTGATAATGGAGGAACTGGGTTCAGTGTATTTTCCGTTGGAGATATGTTGTATGCCAATACAACTACAACATTAACAAAATTAGTTGCGACAACTAATGGATATGTACTAACTCTTGCCGCCGGTGTTCCTACATGGGCAGTCTCTTCGGCAGGTGTTTCGGATGGTAACTATGGAGACATTGTTGTCTCTGGAACAGGCACCGTCTTTACAGTCAGTGCATCTCTTAATAAAGCATGGACAGGGACACATTCATTCTTAGATAATAATCTTTCTATTCTTGATAATGTTGACCCTACAAAAATTTTAAAATTCCAGGCATCTGCAATAGCTGGAGGCACTACCCGCACATTAACAGCCCCAGATGTATCAGGAACAATTGCATTGTTGGGAGGATCTGGGAATGGTGCTGCACTCACTAAATCTGATGATACGAATGTAACCCTCACTTTAGGAGGAGGCCCCACTACAGCTTTATTAACTGCCGCCTCAATTGCGGTTGGATGGAGTGGAACATTATCAGTTGTTAGAGGAGGAATAGGGTTATCGACCGTAACCCAGGGAGATATTTTATATTCAGATGCTACAGATAATATTGTGGCACTTCCTAAAAATACAAGTGCTACGCGATATTTAAGCAATAGTGGATCTTCTAATAATCCAGAATGGTCACAAGTTGATTTAAGTAATGGGGTTACCGGTAACCTTGATGTCTCACATTTAAATTCCGGTACGTTAGCATCAGCAACGACATTTTGGTGCGGAGATGGCACATGGAAGATTGTTGAATCAGCAGACAATACAGCTTATGGTTCATCATGGGATGGAGTCACAACAATTGCACCTTCAAAGAATGCAGTATACGATAAAATTGAGAGTGTAATTAGTTCTGTTGGAACGGGCCCAGCAAAATTTGATGGTCAGGGCGGAATTGTATTAGTAGGCACTAAAACATATATACGTGCCAAATCAGGAGGAACAATATCAGCATGGTCGATTATTGCGGCAGGAACAAGCCCTAATCTGACATTGGAAATTAAAAAAATTGCCACAGGTACAGCCCTCCCTTCTTCATCGATAGTAGCATCCGATCCTCCAGATTTAACAACTGGTAATGCGGTGAAGTCTACTTCATTGTCAGGCTGGACAACTTCATTTGCTGCTGATGATATTTTTGAGATCAGCGTTTTGACTAATACTGGAGCTACCTACATAACATTTGACTTGTACTCATAAAACCTTAAAATAAAAATACAATGGCAGCACTAACATATTCTGAAAAAGCGGTCATGGCCGCAAAGGAAACCTTCCAACAAAGAGTGTGGATGGGTTTTAAATCTCTTGCAACATACCATACTAATACTACCCCAGCGGCACTAGTAGATTATAACGCCAGACTTCAAAAGAGAAAGCGTTATGCGAAGCAGATACTTTCCCAGGGTAGTAATTTTGGTTCACAGAAAGCTATTTGTGAATTTCTGTTGAATGAATATACTACCGCAACTCCTGTTCTTGATGTGAATAATGAACTAGCTGATAGTGAATTGGGAACATCGGGACCAACGTCAGGAATTACTTTTGATAATTTTGCTGGTGTTTTGCCAGGGGATGATACAAAAGCGATAGAGTGGTAAAATGCGTCTACGTACTCCTTACGGCTATAAAAATATTGAAGATATCTTTGTTGGTGATGAACTTCTTGCCTACGATGAAGATACAGGGATTACTATTTCAAACTTTTTAATCAGTAAGGAGAGACTCTCACCCAAAACAGATCCCGATTTTAAGGAGCATCATGGTGAGTTCATTTTTTATTTAATTAACGGTACATACAAATTATTTAAAAACCAATCAATACCTACCAAGCAAAGTGGGATTACTCATGCCAAATTATTACAGATTGGAGATATTATCTATGATGAAGATAGGCAGGAAGTAGTTATAACTTCTATAGAAGAAACTTCACCTGATGAAACTTGGTGGTTGATAAGGGTTGATGGTGATCATGTTTACATTGCTGATGGATTAATTGTTCATAATGCTTCGAGATTTTGGGTAGGTGGTGGAAGTAATGCTAACTGGAATGCAACATCAAATACTAATTGGTCTGGTACTTCTGGAGGGGCTGGCAATGCCTCTGTACCAACTTCAACTGATGATGTAACATTCGATGGTGCAGGTGCTAGTGGAAATAGTAATAGCACAATATCAGCTACCATTAATGTACTTTCCTTAACCATTACGTCCGGATATACACAGACTATGACTCACAATGCGGCGCTTACTATTTCTGGTAATCTTACTTTAAATACCTCTTATACAATAGCAGGATCGAGTTCTATTACTATTAATGCTACTTCAACGATAACGAGTGGAGGGAAGACTTGGCCTAATGCAATGACTTGGTCGCTATCCAGCACCAAGACGCTAAGTGGTAATTTTACGATTTCCGGTCTTCTTACCATTTCCTCTACAACAACCTTAACCCCTACTGCAGCAGAGACATTAACTTTATCTGGCGGGATTACTGTAAGTGCTAATATATCAGGCACAGTTAAGATAATTTTAACTGGTGGAACATGGTCTGGAGGTTCTCCAAGTCAAATTCAAACCGATTTAGATTTACAGGGAAACGTTACTATTTCGGGAACAGTAAATTTTGGAGAAAAAACCATAACATATATTAGTGGCACAATCACTACAACTGGCTCAACTATAAGGGTCATTTCTGCCGCATCAACAGTATTTAATACTAATGGAATAACCTGGAACAATTTTAGTTGTTCGACTTCTGGTGGACAGGTTAATATGACCTTAACATCTAATTTGACAATTTCTGGATTATTATTATTAAATGCTGGAGCTGGTGTTACTATTAATAAGACAACAGCCGAAACTGTTACAATAAGTGGAGGGATCACCGTGACATCAGCAACCCAAGGAACTGCTGATTTTTATTTAACTGGTGGAACATGGACAGGTGGGAGTGTTACTGGGTTAAGTAATAATACATTTCTACAAGGCAATGTAACCATAAGTGGGACTGTTCAATATAAAACTGGTACGCTTACTTATAATTCAGGCACCATCACAGTTACCTCATCAATTTTATTATTAACATCCGATTGTACACTTAGTACAAATGGGATGAGTTGGGAGACTGTGAACATGGCTAATTCATCTTCTGTCTTAACGATAACTATTAATTCTTTATTGAGTTCTACAACTTTAAATTTGCAAATAAATCCAACAACCTTTACAGGAAGTGCGGGTTGGACGGTTGGGACATTAGTATCGAGTCATGTTACTACGGCCGCAGTTACTCTGAAAGAATCTATAACATATACTGTAACATCTTATTTTAATTGCAGCACTTCCAGTAATGGGGCTTCATTAACTTTTATTTCAGCACATGCCACAACAAAAACAATTTTAACTTTACAAAATGGAGCAGCGTGCAATGTACTTGCAAATTTTACTCGTATCGATGCGAGTGGAGGAAGACCTATCAGAACTTTTAATGGAACTATAACGGATTGTATTAATATTCAAGAATTCCATGATTTATTAACAGTAGCGAATTAAACTATGAAACATTTATTTTGCGATACGGCACATCATAGAATTATACCACCAAAGTTTTTATTCAAAGCGAATATCAAAACCGAAAAAGGGATTATAATAAATTGTGGAGTGCGTGGATGTAAAGGTAAAGTCAGATTTAAACCTGAAGTGAAAAAGGAAGAAATTAAAACTGAAGAAGTAAATGGCAGCTAGATTTTGGGTTGGAGGCGGGTCATCAGCAAACTGGAATGCAACAGTGCCAACTAATTGGTCTGCAACTTCCGGTGGTGTAGGCAATGCCTCTGTACCAGTTTCTACGGATGATGTTACATTTGATGGTGGTGGCGTATTGGGAAATTCTAATGCTACCGTCAATGCAATATCTGATGTACTCTCTTTGAACATTACGGCAGGGTACACGCAAACCATAACTCATAATGCTGAACTCCGGATAGGCGGTAATTGGACGATGCACACTGGGTTTACTATTGCGGGAAGCTCAAGGATAGTTCTTACAGCAACAGGTACGGTTACAAGTGGTGGTAAAACATGGCCGAATAATATAAACCTACTCGGCAATGTTAATAAAACAATTACGCTTGTCGGTGATTTTACCGTTAGCGGGACATTCTCTACATCAGCAGGAACGGGTACGAATGCGGTAAATAAAACAACGGCAGAGAAATTAAATGTAAGTGGATTGCCGTTAATTGAAGGTTTGAGTGGCTCTGCTTTAGTGTATTTAAAGGGTGGAACATGGACAGGAAGTTTAACTACGACATTATATCTTGATGGTAATAGTTCTATCGGGGATACGGTGTATGGAGGAGCCTTGATGGAGTACGTTTCAGGGACGGTTACGGTTACTGGAAAAATGACAATTAATGGTTCGGTTACAATCAAAGCAAATGCTGTCACCTTTAATAATATTGAAGGTGGTCAAAATTTATCTGCATCCATTACATTAACAGAAGATTTGCATGTTGGTGCAACATTGTCATCTTTCGTTGTTGGTACTACTGGTCTTGTTATTAACAAAACAGCAAGTGAAAAAGTATTTTGCAATGGGATTACCTGTGGTGTCAATATGACTGGGACTGCGGATATTGAACTGGATTCAGGAACATGGTCTGATACTGGGGGAGGAGGTGGCGTTTCAAATAACCTAACTTTAGTTGGGGGGGCTATTACAATTAGCGGTACTGTTCTGTACAATACCGGCACACTGACTTACACCAGCGGAACGATTACGACCACATCTTCAACACTTTCACTTTTAGGAACCTGCACTCTGAATACCAATGGTATAACTTGGAACAATGTAACATTGACAAATACGACAGGGAAAACATATACAATTAATTCATTGTTATCTATTTCGGCTACTTTAACTATTGGTAATGGAGCAACAACGACTTTTGCTGGTTCATCTGGGTTCACAGCCGCAACTGTTACTTGTGTAGTAACAACGGCAATAACTGTGAATTTTAAAGAATCTGTTACCTACACAATTACGGCATCTTTCAGTTGCTTTAAATCAAGGACAGGATCAATAGTGCTTTTCACCTCCTCTCATGCAAGCACGAAAGCCAACATTTTAATGCCAAATAATGGCAATAATAATTGTAACTTATTAGCTTCTTTTACAAGAATAGATGCTAGTGGAGGGAGAACAATAAATACATTCAATGGAACAATTACTGATTGTACAAATATTCAGAGTTATACAGACAGAAAGCCTGTAGGAGTTTAGAATCTAATCCCTAACTTTATAATAAAAAAATGTGTTATGGACAAAACGACAATCACTAAAGAGCAATTGAATCTATTCGTATTTGCCAGCAAGCAATATCTGAGCAATACAGAGGAATCAGACCTGTCAAAAGCAATTGAAGCAATTTTGCCATCAGCTATTGAAAAATTGAAGAAAGTAGATCGTAAGAGAGATTTGTTTAAGATAAGCCTGGCTAAGAAAACAAACTCAAAACACATTGATCTCGATAAGAATGGCCGGTATCAGCATACTGAGGAGGACACCAAGAAAATTTGGGCAAAAATGGATGAAATTGATAAGGAAGAGGTGATGATATCATGTCATGTAATCGAAAAATATCCTACCGATGGCATTACTTTCGATATGAAGCGAGCATTTCAGTCGGTTGTTATTCCTGCAATGCCTGTGGTTGAAATTGAACAGGAAGAAGAGGAGGAGGAAGAAGAACAAAACGATTAAAATGACTAATGACTATTGACGAAATATATCGAATTACTCAATTCTTTTACAATAAAGAGCAGAATGGGAATATTGCCCCTGAGCAATTCAACCTTGTTGCTCCACGGGCTCAGATTTCTTTTATCAACGGACGTATCACCCCTAAGTATGATGCGAAAGGAATAAAAACTGGCTGGCAATCTGATCAGACAATTCGTAGAGAATTGAGTAATATCCTTAAACTCAATGAGTCAATCACTGTCTCTGGAGGGATAGCGGTACCGCCAGGAGAGTACATCGACTGGGATTCACTTACTACAAACGGTGGTATTTTAATCCAAGAGGCTACTCCTGATGAGATTGCCATCATGAATAGAAGTGTGATTGCTCCACCGACAGCGACATTCCCTAAGTTCGTTGTATCTGAGGCGGGCTTTCATATCTATCCAACTTCGCTTACACCGATAAAATTAAATTATCTACGTCAGCCCGAGACACCCATCTGGAATTATACTATGGTCAGCGGTAAGCCAATCTATGCCGCTACTGGAGGAGTAGTAGGAGCCGGGAATAGCGTAGATTTTGAATTGGCGGATATCACGCATCTCGAAATAATTATGATCATTCTTCAATTCTTTGGCGTGAACTTAAGTCTTGCTGAATTGACACAGTATGCGATGATTAAAGAAAAGGAGGGCGTGTAATATGGCAACAGTTAAAACAAAATTATATTTTTCAGAACAAGTTTTACTTGAACTCAATAGCCAGTTCCGTAATCGCGATGAAAAAATTGATCAACGTGAAGTGATACTTCGCATGGATCAGATCGTAAATTATGGTGCCAAGATGGGGATTTTTGAGAGCTGGAATCTGGGCGAAAAGTCTATTGATGATCAATATATAACCACGTGGGACGGACGACTTAATTCATGGCTACCGATTACTGATGTAACCGATAATGGTGAGAGTTATTTTGCGCTTCCATCGAATTATGTAGTCCTTCCAAGAAATGGAGGTATTGTGCGAGTTTACCTGGAGAAGAATTATTTCGATCCAATAGCAATATTAACACCATCAGAGGCTGTTACTATTAGAAATACACTGGCCGGTAATCTTGAGGGAAGGCTGGGGGTTTATCTACAGGGCAGCAGATTTTATTTTAAGGGTCGCCAGGATATCTCGTCTAAGTTTGGTGGCGCTGGATTACAATTAGTGATAAGAGACGCCTCCGCTATTAATGACGATGCTCCTTACCCAATTGACGCAGGTATGGAGGATTATGTTATCAGGGAGACAGTTAAATGGTTTAGAGAACGCAAAAATCAAGGAGCCGATACAGTAAGAGAAAGTATTGATACTGCTAACCTAAGAAAAGATGGCTGAGGATTTAATAAATACCACGGACCAATACAATAAGATTTCGTCCATCGTGGATCAGGTTATCGAGAACCACGGTTTGACTCAGGCGTACTTTGCCAAATTTCTCGGGATGGCGAAATGGGGATTCAGAGAATTAAAACTCGATCAAGCCCAGGAAGTAAAGACTGTCCGTAAAACGATATCTGATGTAAAAACAGTTACATTGGATACGGGCTGTGTGGATTGGATTAAAGTTGCGGTTCCATGTGGTCAATACCTTAGAACACTCTCAGTTAATGCCGACCTCAGTAAAGAAGAGCGCACGCTTGGTAATCCTCAATTTACAGAACACTGGCCACCCGATTCTCTCCCAAATGGCCTCGACTTCGGATCATACGGAGGTTACTTTTTTGCTAACTATAATGGCAATAGTTTATTCAGTGTTGGTGGTGGCATCCCCTCTCAAGGATTATTCCAATTCGTTGATCGTGGTGGCGGCTGTAAGGAAATACTTTTAGATGCTCCACTGAACGCAACTGAATTAGTGATTGAAACAATTTCTGATGGAATAAATGTATGCGGTGAAACGATTGTACATGCATATTTAGCCGATTATGTGAAAAAATATATTGAGCATGAAATTGAACGCACTCGTCCAGTTCGTGAACGGAGTGAATCGTCAATTATCAGAACTGGCAGAGAAGTCGCTGATGCAATGACTTTAGTAAGAGGTCGTACATCGAATTTACGTCCGAAGGATATGGTCCATATTTCAAGAAAATATTACGCTCTGAGATCGAAGGTTTAACCCATACCAATATGAAAGTAAGATCAGGAACATCTAAGAAAAAAGAATCCAAATCTGAGGAAAAAGAAGACAAGGCAGAAGAAATTACTCTTCCAACACCATCTGAAAACATGAGTGTTTCGGTTGAGAAAATTGAAAATGGATTTCTTGTAACTAAATCTGGTGAAGGAAAAGAAGGATGGGAATCAAAAAAATATTTCAGTGAGAAAAATCCGCTTGCTAAAGTATAATGCCAGAATTAACAGAAGTCTTACTATCGCCTCGTGGCGGGCTGAACCATGATGACAGCCCTCTTTCACCCCCGCTCGGGGCTGAAGGACGTAGCCTTTTTGAGTTAGGTGATTACACATATATGCGCAACATGAATAATGGCTCCAGTATTGAAAACAATACAGGAGGGAGTGAGACTGTTGCGGGGACTACTCAAGTTACTCTCTATAAATCTTGGAACGGATCCGCCTGGGTTAGCGCAACATATCCATCCTCTGGTATTGAGAGGGGGAAACTTAAAGATGTTGCTAATGGGCGAGTATTTATCTTCTGGGAAGACACCACCGATCGCATTGAGATGTATGTTAAAGCAGAACGTACAACCTATCTTTTAGTTGAAAATAGTATACTTAACTTCGGCACTTTTATAAAGGCCGCCCTAATCAACAACTGGCTGGCTTTTACTGATCGTATAAATGCTCCCAGACTGGTTGACGTCAATACTATTTACCAAACCGCATTTACATTAGGTAGTAATCTTAGAGAATTTCATATCTCTTTCGTTAAATGGGCTCCAACTGCTCCTTCGATACCAAGAATTTATTATGACGGATCGATTAATAATTGGGAGAAGCTCTCGAATAAGGTCTTTCAGTTTACCCACAAATATGTTTATAAAGGCAAACTGAAATCAAGATGGGGGCCAGTGAGTAAGGCTGCATACGTTGAAGATGTGAATAGTGTATTCACAAATTATTATGCTAACAAAGTTATAACTGCAATTGAAGTTGAGGTCCGTGGAAGCATCTTAGATGTTCCTGGCACGCTGGCGGAATACAATTATTTTGGTCATGATAGTATAAAATTCACTGAAGCTGTAGAGTATATTGAACTAGCTTATCGTGAAGGAGAAAGAAGTCCATGGAGACTATGGAAACGTATTTACGAAAGCGGTGGAGTATTCGAGCCATACCATTATTTTGATGGATCAGTTGACGGTAGGATTATCCCTAGTGCTGAATTTAATGAGCAGTTCGATAGCGTCCCCTTTTTAGCTGGCACTGTTGAGGCAATTGATAACAGATTTGTTTTTGGTGATTGTTTAAATGAACATGAGCCTGTTACTGATTTCGCTGTTGAAGATGTTGGAAGTGTAATTGATCCAGGCGCAGACTGGAATGATGCTGATCCGAGTAGTTCTTTCCCTCAATTTGATCCTACACCAAGAGAAAAATTATTGAAGTTAAATGCGCTTAGCCAATTTAATTTTAAGGATAGAGGGCTTTACAAAGGTGGTATCATTTATGGTGATCATACTGGATGGAGAAGCCTAACCTATACTACTGATAATTGGATTTACGAATTGCCGGTGACAAGTCAGTTTCGTTTACATGCTCTCACTTTTAAAATACCAGATTCAGTAGTACCCCCAGAGTGGGCAACCTGCTTTCAGATAGTGAGAAGCAATGTTATTAATATCAACTCCTTCATGAGGGGGATTGCTAATAAATTTGTGCCCTTACTCGATTCGGCATCTACTTTAATTGGGGCAACTTCTTTGCCACAGGCTATAAAAGACAAACTTGCTCAACATTTTGAGAATTCAAATATCGTTGATGGCTATCAAGTAGCTCAGGAGATTGAGAAAGCAAAACTTGGCACAAGTGAAATCCTTAGCAAGACAGATCAAATCAGTATTAATTTATTCAGAGATAAATCGAAAGCTGGTTATCTGGATTTCAATAAAATGAGATTTAAGATTGGGCCAGAAATCCGTGTTAGCACATCTACTTCAATCGCTGTAACTAATGCAAGCAGAATATACATTGATATCAATAACTGGTACAATGCGGCCAGGCAATCATCCACTAAAAATAAGCCGCTCGCTAAACTATTTTATAATTTTCGTGAAGGAGATCGAGTAAGGTTTTGGGGTAGTGAGTTAGCTTCCCCGGCATCCTCGGCTGACCTTAGAATATATGATCTTGAAATATTAGAATTCACTGGGGCTGGCATTATCGTAGAAAAACCAAGCACCCTATTAAGTCTCCCTACTGGTGACGGTGCTGTATGGGGTTCAAAATATGACATGGAGGTATATACTCCGAATGAAATCCCGGATGATAATAATTTTATATTTCACGAATGCGGAGAATGGTACCCTATTTTATTCCCCGGCACAGCAAGTCGTGATTTCAGTAAAAGAGATTGGGTTTATATCGATAATACCTCCGTTGAATTATCACAACAGGGTCCATTTGATATCTTCAATAAAATGCCATTGTTTTATGGGGATTGTTTTTCTATCCAAAAAATAATTTTTCGGGATTTATCAATTATCAGCACGGGGGTTGCTACTTCAATGAATCCTGATGTTGAAAAGACATACGAGTTCTGGGAAAAGAATAACGGACGACCTTCAATCGCATATCTTGATCTGCCAGAAGCGACATTTATACAAACACAGGCTAGGTTTGGGGGGAAATTGGTTCAAGACTCTTTCGTTAATCAAATTAATAGATTTAATGATAGAGATCAATTTATATACCCTGCTGAATACGGTAGAATACGAGCCCTTGTAAATATATCCCATGCGCAAGTTGAATCGGTTGGTAACATCCTGCTTGCTATTGGTGAATCTGAAACCTGGAGTATTTATGTTAACAGGACTGTCCTTGAAGACTTATCCGGAAGGCAACAAATCGCACTGAGCGATCGTGTTCTAGGTTCATTCAATACACTTTTAGGGAGTCATGGGACATTAAACCCGGAGAGTATTAGCTTAGAAAGAGGTCGATTGATTTATTGGGATCAAAAAGCAGGCTCATGGATTCGTTATGCCCAGGACGGATTGACTGAGATCAGCAGTAAATATAAAATGAAAAACTGGTTCAAGGATTTATCGATAATAATTGCGGGCATCAATGCAGCATCCGATACTCCAGTTAAAATTATTTCAACTTGGGATAATTATCACGATAGATGGTTAATGTACCTGGATCATGTTGATTTACCTGGAACCTTTAAAGGGTATTCTGTTTATAAATGCATATCATTCCATGAAGAAACTCCGACGGGACCACGTTGGAAGGAATTTTTTGATTTTGCGGCAGAAGGATTCGAATCGCTTGATAATGAGGTTTATTCAATGACAACAGGTAAAATTCATATTCATGAAGCCGATGAGGATAATTTCAGCACTTTCTATGGAGTGAAAAAAGATTGTGAAATTGAATTGATTGCAAATCCTAGTTTCAGAAAAAAGAAAGTATGGCAGGCACAAGGGCATATTGCTTCCGATAAATGGTCTTTGCCCTCAATTAAAGGAGATTGGAAAAGTAATGGAGCAACTATCCAGGGAACATACATCAATCTAGATGATCTGACTGACAAGGAAGATATGTTTTGGGCTGATATCATGCGAGATGTAAATACTGCTAATAAAACGGGAGACGATGCGAAAATTAATGGTGATGTTATGCGAAGTAAAGCATTACTAGTTCGGTTAAAACTTAATCCAGCAGTGACTTATTTATCTGTTTTCAATTGGCTAGCGCTATATTATACCCTAAGTGAGAAAACGGTTAAAACTTAATAACTTTGGCTAAAACAGTGAGATTATGGCAAACCTGAAGAAGCAAATAAATAAGCAACTGACGACCATGCCTAAGTATGCAGTCCAGCCGGAAGCGTACGAAAATGTGGCGCTGGCGACTGCTAAGGCATTTGGAAGACCACAGGAAATTCAGATAGCAGAAGAAAATTTAAATCAGGGAGAGGCTGATGCTCTTGGCCAGGCTAAGGATTATTCATCAAGTACATCTGCGTTACTTTCAACATTGGCGGCTATCGAAGGGAACAAACAGACGGCAGTTAGAAATCTGGCCCAGGACGAATCTGCAATAAGACGACAAAACACGCAAGATTTATACGGAGCAAAAACTGCTCTGGCGGAAGAAAAGGATAAGGCTTGGTACCAAAATATTTATGCGCCATGGGAAGCAAAACTCAGGGCCCTTAAAGAACAAAAAGCCAATCGTAATGCATTGTGGAGTAACATAGCTGGAGGACTTTTATCTGGTGCTGGTTCGTTACTCTCTGGTGGTCTTCTTGGTGGTGGTGGAGGAATAAGTGGAGGCGCGGCTGGAAGCGGATTCACAAATATCGATGCTACTAATACTTTACCAGGAACAGTAGCTTAAACCCATGTACAGAGAATTTTACAAACCTGAAGAAATAATCCAAACGGACTTTTCCCCTGTCGCTCAAGGGTTATCTAATTTCTTTAGAGGAGTTGCTTCCGATTATAATAAAAGAAGAGCTACTGCTGATCAATACAAATACGCCCTCGATTACAGCAAGTTTGAGAATGATAATAAGTTCAACGAGGCTTATGTAAAGAGTGTAACAAAACTAGCCAGAGAAAATTTCAGAAAATCCAGTTCTCCTTCACAGCAACTTGTTGAGATGGAAGAACAGGGTAAAAGATACGCGGCAGATCAAAAAGCTCAGCATGAACTTTTTACTAATCTAAATACCAGAATTGATAAAAAGGCAACTGACGACAAGTACTACGATCCGGAGGTAGATAAAAAGACACTCCAGACTGCGGCTTTTGGAGACGATGGGGATATCGATTTTAGGACCCGAGGAGGCCGACTATTAGATGTGGCCAATACCATTGGAGATAACCCTCTAGCTTTTAAACGAAAAAATTATGTTTCGGATTGGGTCAAACTTTACGGAGATAAGGAGGCGGAAAGAAAATATGGGAATACCAATGTTGACTCAACAAAATACGGGAGTTCTCCCTTCTGGGATGAAAAGACTGGAGCACCTGGCGTAACAGACACACACGTTAAAGACTATTTAAATAGCCGGGATGATGTTCAAAATTCTATAGCATTTGATGTAAAGAATGAGATATCTGATGAGGCTGACCAAGTCAAAAAATTAATTGCCCAAGGAGATGAGAGAGTCCAAAAATTGAAGGGATTGAATGATGGCCAACTGATGTTACATTTAATTTCAAATGAAAAGGACAATGTCATCAACAATAAGCCTTACAACGAGCGTATTCGGGAGAAAGCCAAAAAAGAATTAGAGGAAGCGGCTAAGATCACCCTTAAGACTGATGTCAATTACAAAGAGCCTAAATCGGTCAATAATGTAAACACTGATCAGCGTCACGAATTTACAACTTTCGATAATGATGTTGGTGATCAAAAATTTGTAAGTCCAGGAGGAACATTGATGCAAAAAAATGGTAAGCCATTATCATTTGAGGTTGATGGTAAGGTCAGTTATGATTTACGTTCAGGACAAAAGAGCAGACGAGCAGGAGAGGCACCTTTTAATGTGACTGGCTATCAATTGATGGCAAAAAGGCAAAACGGAACACCTGTTTTTAATATTGATAATTTATCGGATGAGGATGTGGCTGGAATGAATCCTGATCTTCAAGTAGTTTTCCGTGGTCATTCCATTGATAAGAATACTGTTATGGGTGATATTAATCGGAAAAAGGGTTCTCTTGAGACTCAGTTAGGAGAGGCCGTTGAAAGTGGAGACCAGGAAACTATCAATAAAATACAACGTCAATTAGCATTAGTTCAGAACGCACAACAGGCTGTTTCTAATGATGATTCATCGGATGAAGAAATTATGAGTTCTGTCAGAAATAGTAATATTAAAACTTCCGGAATTCGGTACGATGAATTATTAGAACCGAGTGAAGCCGACTACGGAAGGTTGAAGGGTGCCACAAAAGCAGGCGATGGCTCCGGGGGATTAGACTTAAGGAATAAAAAGAATTGGAGTCCTGAGATGCTTGAGTTTGAGAAGAAATACCAGGATAGAGTTACTCAATCAACTAAAAATATTGCTAAAAGATTACCTGTTGAAGAGCGTGGCGTATCGATTAAAAGCACTGGTGCAGATATAGACCAGTGGACTACTGATAATCAATACAAAGTTGGTAATAATATTTATTTTTACGATAGCACAAGTGGCAAATGGCAGAAGAGATAGATGACCCCATTCTCAAGAAATTAAACGGATCGAAGCCAAAAAAAAAGGTTGAGGAACAGACTACGTCCGAGGAAGAGGATCCAATCCTTCGGCAACTCAACCAAGTAAAAAAAAAAGAGCCTACTACAGAAGACCAAAAATCCTCAGATGGTTTCACCGCACAAAAGCCGGTCGTTTCTACAGGGGTATCATCAGTGGTTCAAGAGCCTTCGCCAAAGCCTTCCGAAAAGAATACGGGAGGGGAACTCCATACAGGCTATAATCCATTAAACCCAACAGGGATTGGAGATGCTCTAGTAAGATCATTTGTTAATTTTTTTACAACTGCGACTCCCCTAGTTATCCATCGTGAGGCTTTAAAAAGTATGCCTACAAATTATGAGGAGTTATTGAAGAAGGCGGACCAGGGACCAACCGATGCTGAAGAGACAGGGATTCTGACAATGGAGAAGATTAAGTCAACTCCATTAAAAGACCTATTGGCTGAATACAAAGAAAGAGCCGCACAAGAACCCGGTACGCAACTTCATCCTAATCAAAATAGAGCAGCAAAGGATACATACAATATTTTACTTCGCGCCTCGAAATCATCAAATACCTCTCCTGAAAGAGTGATGGGATTTTACAAAGACGAAGTAAACCGATTGATCCAAAAGACCAGAGATACCTTTGAGAAAGAAAAAATTGTTGCCAATCAGACACAAGGACAAGAAAACTTAAAAGGCATACCTCAAGATTTTACTTCGATCAAATCGGCTAAAGATTTCGAGAAATGGTTAGAAGGAAGTGTTGGGCAAGGAGTTGCTAGTTCAATTGGGTTTGCCACATCTCCAGTTATTCTATTTAAGATGGAGCGTTACGATGCTCTTGATGAAATTCGAGCAAAGAAGGCGCAAAACTTAAGCGAAAAATTTGGAACAGAGATCACACCGATAAGTCTTGAAAAGATTCAGACGAAAGAAGAGAATCAATCGGATGAAAATATCGCCAACACTGTCGGTCTAATCAGTATGGGGCTTGAGGGTCTTGGTTTTTTAGCAGGAGCAGGGAAAGCCATAAAACAAGTCTTTCTAAAATCAGCAAAAAAACAAGTACTTGAACAGGTTGTAAAATTTGGTGTTAAAGGAGCGCTGAAAGATATCGGAATAGCCGGAGGTGGAGAATTTGCAACTGAATATTTACAGGACGTTGATCAACAGGTTGGAGCATTACTAGCAAATGGCATGACTCTTACAGAGGCAATGGCTAATGTTAATCATCAGCGTGCATTCAATGCAGGGATGCAGGGGTTCGCTCCTGGAGCAGTCTTCGGATCAGTTACAGCTATTTCTGAATTCAATGAAAATAATTTATCGGTTCCAGCTGGGGACCTTGGAAAGAATGCAACTACTGTTATTAAAGAAGAACAAAAAAATGTTGATCCGAACGATATCAATGCTCTTGATAAATCAGCCGAGGCTATTCAACAAAGTGTAGATAACTCTGAACAAATAAAATCCGAGGAGGGGATACAAAATGCCTTACAAAAGCCAAGCACAGAGGGGTTACTTCAACGCGAACAGGGAGAAGCTGGAGTCCCAGGGAGTAAACGTGGACGAGTGGAACCAGGCGTCGAAGGGAAAGAAACTGCCCAAGCGAATCTCGAAGGAGAAAAAGAAACGGCCAAAGAGCCGGTGGTCAAAGAAGGAGTAAAAAAGGTATTCGTTTATGGAACACTAAAAGATGCGGAGACAAGGAAACAAGCATTAGGAGAAGATGTGACAACTACATCCGCGGAAACAACCGGCAAGGTGAAGGATGTTGGAGATGGTTATACCACACTTGAATCAGGAGAAGATAAGGTCCCTGGCCAGGTTATGGAATTGAGCCCTCAGCAATTAGAGAAGCTAGATAAATATGAAAATAAATATCAACGCGAGGAAATCACTCTGGCCAACGGAGAAAAGGCATTTGCTTACAAGCTGAAAGAAAAGCAACCTGTCCCATATACTCCAGAACCATCACTTTCTCCAGAGCAAAAAGCAGTTGAAACTAAGTTCGGTAAGTACTTGAATGAGAATTTTGGGGAGGCCAAGAAGACCTATAAAGAGAAATTTGGCAATGTCCTGAATGCCGATAATGCACGCGAACTTTCAAAGGATTATGAGGATAATCGCGCGTTATCATCCGCAGTACACGAACCTGCCGCGGCCTTTATAAGAAAATTATACCAGGAGAAACTTGATGCTGAGTGGTTCTTAAAGGGCGAAGAGAATACTGGAATATTTACAAGTGGAGGAACTGGTTCAGGTAAGACTGTTTCCTTAGAGGGTGAGGATCCAAACAGTGTTCGTTTTATTTATGACGGCAATCTTGATCATTTTGAAACCGCTAAAGAGAAAATTGATAAAGCTCTTAATGCTGGAGTTAAAGATATCGATATCCGATACACATATCGTGATCCAGTTGAAGCCTTTGAAAACGGTGTTATCAAAAGAATGTTGGATAAAAAATCTGACGGTTTCGGGCGGACGGTTCCTATTTTTATACATGCCCAAACTCATATCGGTTCCCGGGTAAATATTGATCAGTTAATGAGGCAATATAAAGGTAACAGTAAAGTCCATTTTACCGTTATTGATAATAGCAGGGGGGCTGGGAATGCAAAGGAGGTAAGAATTGCTAAAATCCCTGAAATTCCTTATACTGCTAAAGAACTGGAGAAAAAGCTCACAGGAATCACAGAAAAGCTATATAATGAAGGAAAAATCACAAAATCTCAGTACGAAGGACTCACCATCAAAAGACGCGATTACGCAGAAGGAGTACGACCAGCTTCCACTGGAGAAACAAAAACTGTATCAACGTCCAACGTCTCCAACCAGGCAGTCAATGAGAGCACGCAGCAAACGAATGCTGGAAAGCCTCAACAAGGCGGCTCTGAGGGACTAACTCAAGAAATTTCAGAGAATCAAATTCTATCCCCAGAAGCTAGGGAAACCACTGTATCTGTATCGGTCCCTTCTTTAAAATATATCCATGAGGAAATCAATGCTGGGAGTGCCCACGATACCCTCATGGGTGTGCGCAAAAAAATAAGTAAATTGGTGGCGTGCTTAAAAACTTAATGCCATGGCAGAAGAAAAAGAAAATCTATATTCCAAAGAGATTTTAGAACTGATCTCTGCTCGAAAAGAGTTAAGCAAAACAAGGCATAACGTCTCTATTGGCATTCTTGCTAAATTGGTAGACGAGTTGATCGATACCCGGCAGGAGTTAATTAAGCACGAAGACGATAAGGAATATTTTGATGGGTCTTTAGGTGAAACTATTGGGGACGCACTTACAAAAATGTCTGAGTCGTTAATTCAATTGATTAAATCTCAACAGCCCCAAAAAATTGATTTTACTGTTTTAAGCAGGGCAATCACAGAGAGCAATGATAATATTTCTGAAATCGTTGACTCTGTCAATAAACAAAATCTACAGATTATCGATCTTCTCACTAAAGTTGCAACTCCCCAGGCTCCTGATAATAGTGCGGTTGAAGAACTGATCAAACAATTACCTAAATTGATCGCAAATAATTCTTCTATTGTTGATCGGAGCATTAAATCAATAGACAACACCGAACAATTTAAGGCAATCGCTGTTGCAATTGCAGAACGCCCTAGAGAATGGGAGTTTACAGTTGAGAGAGAATATAATAGGATTAATAAAATTAAAGCGAAAGCCGTCTAAATGATTGCTACTCCCATCATAGTACTTGGCCCAACCGGAGGAACCGGACATACTGGTCCTACTGGCCCTCAAGGGACACACGGAACCCAGGGCAGTCAAGGATCGGCCTCGACAGTATCGGGTCCTACAGGACCACAGGGGACTCAAGGTTCAATTGGAATACAAGGACCACTAGGTCCAACTGGAGCGACTGGATCACAGGGGATACAGGGCACTAGGGGGTCTCAAGGAAGTCAGGGTTCTGCGTCTACTGTAAGTGGGCCAACCGGGCCACAAGGCACACAGGGGACACAGGGTAGTCTTGGTCCTACAGGCGCCACTGGTGCTCAGGGTACGCAGGGCAGCCAGGGGTCAGCGTCAACTGTTACAGGTCCTACGGGTCCTACTGGTCCACAAGGAACGCAGGGATCAATTGGAATCCAGGGGGTGCAAGGTACTCAGGGTACGCAAGGAAGTTTAGGCCCAACTGGTGCTACGGGTGCTCAAGGTGCTCAAGGGACTCAGGGTAGTATTGGCTCAGCATCAACAGTGAGTGGCCCTACTGGTCCGCAGGGAACACAAGGCACGCAAGGAAGTATTGGTTCTGCTTCAACGGTGCCTGGTCCTACAGGTCCTACAGGCGCACAGGGGACACAAGGAACTATGGGGACTCTTGGATCACAGGGGTCACAAGGTTCAGTCGGAACTAATAATCTTATAAGTCCAGTTGTTGCGGCAACTGGGAGTACAAATACCCCGCAACCGAATGCGCTTACAGATAATATATATAAACTAACAGCTCAGGCAACGGCTGCCAATTTTAAGATAACATCCGGTACGGCTAATGATGGACAGTATTTGGATATATGTATAGTTGCTACTGCTGCAACACAAAATATAACGTGGGTGGATGCGACATTCGGGTACACTGCATTTTATCTAGCAGCCGCTACAGGGGGAACGCAGGGTGGTAGTGCAGGGTTATTGCCTATTATGCTGCCCATGCAAATTAAGAAAGGTCAAAGAATGGTAATGCAATTCCAATATGATACAGCAAATAATCTTAATAGATGGGTACTACTTAATAGACTAATAGGTTAAAATAAAAATAAAAAATCATGGCATCAAAAATTATCGACTCAACAGGGAAAACAGTTGGGACATTTATTTCATTCTTTGGCAACGATACCGCCTTTGTTAATTTCAAAGTAAGCGGTAAGAATTATATCATGCCTGTTTTTGGAGATAAAATAGGGGAAGAAGAAAATTTAGAACTTTATTATGATGAACCAAACTGTTCCGGACAAGCGTATGTCGCATATAATCCCGATGCTGGATTAGTACTCCCATATTACAATTTATCTGCCTTCGGGTGGATAAATAGACATCCAGATGGAGTTACACCGCAAATAATTAATGTATTAAGTATATCTACATCAGAAGTCTGTACTAGTTTAACAGATGACCCAGAACCATTCAATCTTCAAGTCATAACTCTAGAAGAGGCATTAGGCCCAGATTTTCGAGCAGGATTTACTCCGCCATTTAGGTTTGATTTGTGATCTTAAAGTAAACTACACTTTCTTAATGCTTCATGCATTGATTTAAAATGAAAGTCCACATTTTTTGGAGAAGACATCCTATCTGATGTTTGTGGTAAATCTTGGTGAGGCATGATCACAGTGTTGAATGGTTTATTAAGATAAGTGAAGATTCTATCGGCCTCACGGAGCAGATGCTCATCGTCATCATGTACTTGAATGTAGCGATCAAATACCCTCAGCATTTCTTTTGGAAAGAAGGAGCCCCAACCCATAAGCGTACACCCTAGCGGTTCATAAAAATCCTGAAATGATTTGGTCATCGAGTTTGTAATTTGGCCATTGTATTGCTTGAAGAGCATTTGATAATTTGTAAAGCAATCGTCATCCTGGAAATAAATGATGTCATTTTTTGCTTGTCCAGCGATTTGGTACCGCCTATAAACTGATGGACTTTTTGTTCCAATAAGAACCTCATCAAAGAAGCCTGTCTGAATTCTCTCCAATACCAGTTTAGGATATTCAGGTTCTTTAGTGATCAGTACTGCGCTTACTTTCATTTGCTCTCTTTTTCAGAAACTTATCAATGAATTCAGAACGGGTAAACTGTTCTACACTATCACTGAATGTGATGCCATCAGTGGTCTCAACTTTATTCTCTCCTGGTTGAAGGCCGATGATTTTTACGGGTGACTGACCCCAAACTTCCATGCATGCATTTAAAACAACACCCATTTTTACTGCCTTCATAATTGGTATTGATGGAGTTGCATTAATGGCCACATCAATACATTTAAAAATTACATCAACAGCATCGCCAACTTCCCAGAAGAATCTTGAGGCTTCCGGATCCGTTATTATCACCTCTTCTCCAGCCAACATTTTAGGCTTCCATTTTGTGCTGATACTTCCTGTACTCCCCCACACATTGCCATATCTGATAACTCTATACTTCGTGTAACGATTTATCCCCTCAGCTTCCTTCATTAATTTCTCTCCAATCTTTTTTGTGCATCCATACACACCTGTTGACTGGGCGGCTTTATCGGAACTAATAAACATTAAAATATCTGGCACTGTGATGATCGATTCTTCTATTACATTCATTGTGCCGATAATATTTGTTTTGGCACATGTATTTACATCAGTCTCAGCAAGACCAACATGCTTCATAGCACTCAGTAAATAGACATCATTAGCGCAACTCATGGCTTTTTGTACAACCCATCGATCAGCGATATCCCCAACTATTATTTCAACGGTTGGGAACCTCTCTTTCAATTTTACGAGCCCTCCTTCATTCCTAGCCACGGTTACAATATCTAATTCTCCCATTGAGATCAATTTCTCAATTAGTGCGGTGCCAAGGAATCCGGATCCGCCAAAGATGCAAATGCGCTTCATATTATTGGAAATTAAGTTTTGCGAAGTTACCAAACAATTTTTTTGCTTTTTTATCGTAAGCAATTGCCGCTTTTTTCTGAGAAGAATGAAGTCCGCAACTAATTTGTTTCCCTGATATATGTATTCGTGCATACCATTTTTGGCGCTGATCGTGCCAGCATACACCTTTATATTTTGATGAATAATTATTTTTTTGTCTACCTCTATTCATCGCATTTTGTTGATGAGTAGCTGGCCGAAGATTAGCTAATTGGTAATTTAATTTATCTCCGTCACGATGGTCGGTTTCAACTCCCTTTGGAAAATTCTTTAGATATCTTTGAAGAGTAATAAGAGTCCGTTTCGATACTTTTTTGAATGATTTATCACTTACTTTGAATTTTAATCCAGCACCAATTTTTCCGCTAAATGCTATCTCCTTCATAAAGATTGGTTTATCTCTCTAATATCATCTTCTTTTAAACCATCCCATCTTATTCCACTCCATCGATTTGAAAGTGATGAGTTAGTAAAATATGGGATACATGATTTTACAATAGTATGTACACCAATTTGCTTCATAATTTTACTTCCTTCAATCTCGAATTGCCATGGTGTAGAGACTTGCCTAAGTAGTTTAATTAAAAACAGACGATCCCAAATTGTATATTGTGTTGTCGATGGATATTCTTCGTGCTCCTGTTCTGAGCATTCACATAACTTAACACACACTAGCCTCCCATCGATAGTGCCGACAGCACTATTAGCCTCTTTGTAAATTTTCTCATCAAGGGGTCCACACACTAAATAATCATCTAATGCAAAAATAATTTTGCCGTCAGTCAAGTACTCCAAAAAATCTGCAACATACTGTGCCCACCCATTAATATCCCCTTTGTAATTAAGATACGTAATATCAAACCCTGGCAGGTACTTCGATGTCAGGTATTTACTGGCTGGCACTATCTTCTGAGAGCCTGGATATCCAATTAGAATTATTTTCATCCCCATCGCTCTGCCGTGTAAGTGAGAATGTAATGCGTTAGGGGTACTTGTATTAAATCATGCGGCCTGAACCCAGCATTAATAAAAGCATTAATTGATGGGATATTCCCTACCATAATTTTAGCCGTCATACCATCTTTTTTAACTTTGTTTAAAGTTGATGTTGCGTATCCACAATTACGAAATTTAGGCGCTATCCAAATGCTTATTTCATTATCCTGAATACGAAAAGCACCAACTCTTATCATGTTATAACCCCCATCTTCAATGACTTGAAAATATTGGATGTTATTTTCAAGAAATTTATAATGGTCTTCTTTTTTTATTTCTTCCGAAGTGAGAAGCGCAAAATTCCTTGTTACATTATCGTTCTTCAATTCCAACATAAAGTCGGCATCATCCATTGTCATTGGTCTTAAGTTCATAATGGCCAGCGTTTGCTGCGTTTAAAATGATACATCATCACTTCTTCTCCATCTTGGTATAGTCTTCCTTCTGCATCTTTATATAAATTTGGAGTTAATGTATACGGCCATCCCTGCCAAAATGTATACTTATACCGTAATCCTGAATTCTCTAATGTTCTGGAGAATTCTTTCTCGACCCACGCATTAGGTTCAGGGTGAATCATTTTTTCTTTCCAGTCCGGATATTGCTGGAACAGGGTATTAACTTGTTGGGTATTCCGATATAAACTCCAACACCCATTTACATAACTGTGATGATTACTATGTACATCCAACCCTGACAAAAATTCATCAGTCACCCATTTATCGACATCTCCAAAAACGCAATCAAAATCCACATGGCCCCAGAAGTCATAATCCTTGATCTCGTCTTCATAAAGTAACCCTAGTGCACAGCGATAATCCCAAACTTTTCCTGATCCAATAACGCCAGGATAATCAATGCCAAGTTTATCCTTCACCCTTTTTTTGAAGCCCTCAATGTCGAGGTCTAAAATAATATCATACCCTTTTGGGAGTTTAAACTTCTCAATCCACTCTGGCATAGTCCCGAAATATGGGCAGATCATTATCTTAGTTAAACTAGCCATTCTGATCGGTTTCTTACCGCTTGAAAGTGTGGAGCAGTTGATCTTAAATTCAATTGAGATTCGTAACAATCAAGCGCTTTATTTTTTAATTCCATTTCGGTCTGTGTTGGCTTTACCTCCCAATTGCTTGTAGTGTATAAATCCGTTTTAGTGTAAGTCGTGTACCTCTCACACTTCTTGCCAAATAATTCAAGCCCAACCTTCCCAACAAGATCATGTTGTGCATTACCCCCTTGGATGGCTGGCACATAAATTATTTCGGGATTTAACAACTTCAAACGTTCTCGTAAATTCTCTTCAGTAAGTTCAGTATCTTTAATGCCGATAAACAACACTGGGCACCCGAGTAAGTTCATTGCTTTTATTGTTTCGTTTCTTCTGATCTCTGCTGTGCATCCTAAGTCTCCCCTTTCTGGTTGGATGTGTGAATCTGTGATCACAATCACTAGGGGATGATAACGCATAAGCGTATACGAGCAATACAGAGTTTCATCATCGTTATGAGGAGATAAAAAGATAATGTCATGAACCGGCTTGGCTGGTGATCTATCCCACAGCACATCCTGATTATTTGCTGTACGCGACATGCGAGTCCACTGCGCTGCATTGGCAGGTGTAGATATCCCCGCCATCCATTCAATAGCTTCTTTGAAATTTGAATTAATTTTTATCGCCTGCAGGCATGCATCACGAGCATCCTCATCGAGTCCTTGTGCTGAGTAGCATTGAGCCATTATTAAAAACGCTTCTGCTTTTTCCGCTGGCCAATTAGCAATCTGAACATACCAACCCAATGTTTTTGTGCACTCCTTGTATCTTTGCTTGTACCAATACTCTCTACCGAGGTAATATAGATTTCTCCCAGCCGCATCTCCTTCCTGGGCAACAACTCTTTCAAGAATTCTTAAGGCCCTGTCAGGATCGAGCGCATGTGCTGGGCTATAACCAAACATAATACGAACGTTACCAATTGCTTCACCTTCGCCAGGTAAATTCAAATGTTTATGTATCGGTTGGCACCAATAGATGTCTGGAGTATTACGGAATAACCTGGAGAAATTAAATTCAAGACGGCTGCTGCCCTCCGCAATCATGAAGCATCTGATGTATTTTTCTCCAAGTTCAATTGCACTACGAACTTCTTCTTCAGATGAAAGCAAAACTTCGTCACAATCCAGACTTAGGATCCAATCAGTTTTCATTTTGGCCTTAGCATGGTTCTGACACGATGCGAAATCATCGTCCCAGATGTAATCTTTGTGACATTCTACGTTAGGATATCCATTTAATATTTCAACTGTCCGATCAATACTCCCAGTATCACATACCACGATTTGATCTGCCCATTTGCATGACTCTAACATTCTAGCGATAAGAATTTCCTCATTTTTTGCGATGACGCAAACGCCTAACGACATTCTCTTCATAAATTACTTTTTTGGTTTTTCAGCGTGGTCTCTCAATACCTTCTCCATGTATGGTTTCAGTTTCCTTTGGTCGATGGCTGCTAATTTTTCAAGATCCTGAACGGTCTTGATCGGGAGGCGTATTTCCTTTCTGACAGTCTCATTCATGCGATAAATATATGGATTCCATACGTATCGAGCAAACATGAATAAATTATACTATTTTTGTTCTCAATGGCCAATGAAATCAATATTGTCATTGCTGAAACAGGGCTAACCCTTGTGGCAAAACTTTGGCAGGGGAATACACAAATAGGCTCCAATATAACCATGACGGAGAATTCAAACCGAACTGGTCACTACTACGGAGATGCCCCTGTTTCTATCGCAGATGGCATTTACGTTTTAATAATTGAGACTAATACTGCAACGATCAAGGGGTCCAGTGAAGTGCAATTCATAGATAATATATTACAAACCGGTAATCTCACCAAACTCGATGAACTCCATAAAATTGCTGGCCTTAATGCGGATGCTCCTATGAGCGCAACATCAACTACTAGAGAAGCTGGGGATATTGAACTCGATATTTCTGGCTATGGCGGCCCAGCAACAACTGTTCAAAGAGTATAAGATGTGGAACTAACCTTTATCTTCGATGGGTATTTCTCTAATCACTCATCACCACTATTATTTGTTTTAGACGGGTACTTATTCTCATCGGTACCGGACGATGACGGAGGATTACCACAACGCTCTACCTTCTTTAAAACCGGTGGCGGTAAGAAGATCGAGCATGCAGACTTTGAAGAGGAGGATGAAGAAAGTATCTTAGTGGCCATTAAAGCCTTTATATGCGGAATTGTTTAAGATCATCAGGATTAAGGCATGACGATAGAGTTACTCTTGCTAAAAAGGCTGGGCTTGATGAGTCGGTGGCAACCGCTGATGATTTAACACCGGAACAAAAAACGGCCTTACTCGATGCCGCTAATGGTGCCCTCTCAGAAGTTGACAATGCATTAAATGAAATTTATAAGACCGCTGGGGCACCCCTAAATAAAACTACGGAGCCATCCAAAAAGAAAAGAAAATTTACCCAACAGATACTAAAAGACAGAGAACTGTCTAAGGAGGTTCGTTCAGGATTATCTGAGGACGCAAAATCATATATCCCAAAAGGAATCAGGATAACGGACGAAGAGGCAAAAGCAATCATTGAAACAAAAGGGCCCGAACAGGCAATGGCTGACTTCCTTGATCGTTCCAATGAAATCCCGGAAGACACGCGTGCTGTACTTGGTCAGAATCTTATCCGCCATTTCAACCAAACCCAGGATTTCGATAATGCTGTTAAGGTTGCGGACAATCTTTCTAAATGGTTTACTGATCTTGGCCGGGCTGTGAACGCTGGAAAAGTATTTGAATTGCTTACTCCAGAGGGGACGCTTCGTTATGTCAGCAAGGAGATTACAAAGGCCAAAGCAGATTATAGCCGGAAGACAGCGGGTAAACGAAAGCAATCGAGGGATGCAATTGATTCAATCAATAAATCTGCGCTTGATAAAGTCCTTAATGATCCAAAAGTAAGAAGTCGTATTTCATCTGAGGTTAAAAAGGGTCGTGTTAAACAAGCCATTGATTTCCTTGAAACTTTAAAGATTGATACAAAGGGCAAGGTCCTGGATGTAACATACGGGATTACCGCAGAAGCCTGGAACACGCTGATTACTGTTGTTCAAAAAGGGTTAGAGGCCGGTCTCACAATCAGCCAGGCAATCAATAAAGGAGTGGCGAAAGTCAAAACAAAAGAATTTGATGAATCTGGCGCAAAGACTTTCTTATCTGACAAACTAAAAGATTACCGAGTATCTCTCGATCCTGAACTTGCTATCAAAGAAGAGTTACGTTCTCAGAATGATAAAATTGATAATATCATCCGTGAGCATTACACTGTTGTTGATGAAAAGAAACGCACACTAGTTGATAAGTTAGTTAAGGACGCCAATTTGGATCCTGCTCAGGCTGAGGTTGTGGCAAAAGATTTGGAAAAAGAATTCGATCGACTTACTAGTGCGGCTAAAGAAAAAGCACTAAGAAAATATTTACCACGTGAGAAGAAATCAGCCGAGAGAGGCGCAAAGAATGATCTGATCAAAACAATCACGGATGCTTCTAATGTTGGGGCTCTCTCCGATGAGCAGTATCGCGATGCTATCAGTGAAAAGATAGGAGTTAAGTCAATGAGTGCTGAGGAGGCAAAAAAAATAACTGAACTGGCTTCTCGGGTCCAGAAAGCCCAAGAGGGATTTGCGAAAGGTAGAGCAACAGAGAATCTGTTAAATTATGTTTCAAAGATTGACGGGTATAGCCCTCTTGATGTTGGAATGGCTATCTGGTATGCAAACATCCTGTCAGGGATCAGCACCCAGGTTCTAAACATCAGTGCCAACTTTACTGAAACAATGGGAGAAGCATATCTAACTGCAGTAACAAGCCCCAAAGAGTTCGGCTGGATATTCAAAGGACTTTTCAGTGGTTGGGGCCGGGGGTTCCTGGAGGCAATGGATACAATGCAGCATGGCCATCAACCCACAAAATTTGAGCAGAAAATTTCCTCAAGTCCCATACTTGAGCGTGTAACTTTTAAAGGTGGACCATGGAATCCGTATAATTATCTCAAGCACGTATCGCGTTTGATGAATGCGGCCGATATCTTCTTTTACCAGGGCCTTAATGAAATGCGTTCTCGTGAACTTGCTGTAAAGACCGCGAAGAAAGACGGTCAATATAAGGCTGGTCAGTCCGCAATTAAGACGGCAAAGCAGATGATCTACAAAGGCGAAAAGCCATGGGTAGATGCGCTGGAAGATGCTAAAATGGAGGGCTGGACCGGCAGGGATTTGAAGCGGAGGGCTTACGAGATACTTGAACAGCAACGTCCTGAGTTTTTGATCAGAGACAGCAATGATGCCGCGGCTCGTGGTACATTCAACTATGATCCGGAAGGAACGCTTGGCGCGTTAACATCGCTTGTAAATCTAGCCTCTGAGAAAGTGAACATCGGAGGATTAAAGCCTATCAAATTTATAATTCCATTCACTAGGATTATTTCAAACGTAGCTAACCGGTATCTGGACTGGACTCCTGTTGGATTACTCCGGGCCGCTAAGGGGGGAATAGGATTTGAAACTCTTGGAGAAAATCTTCACCGTGAATATACCCCGGAAGAACGGCAAAAAGTATTAACCAGGGCGATGACTGGAATCATCGGGTTCACTGCCTTGTATGCATTATCGGATGATGATGATGGTCCATTTGAAATTACAGCTGACGGGACCGGAGACATATTTAAAAATTATGAACTCCAGGAAACTGGATGGCGACCATATAGCATTAAAATTAATGGGACATGGTATGAGTACAAAAATACCCCTATAGCTATTCCCATGGCCACTCTAGGGTATTTGCGTGATCTAGGGAAGTACAGAGGACAGAAGGATATCGAGGCGAAAGTGAGTATAGTCATGTTCGGTACCATGAAGTATATTATGGACCTGAGCTTTCTACAATCGCTAAGTGCTTTTTTCGACACGTTCAGCAAAGACACTGCTTCATCCGCTGACAGTTTTTTTAAGAAGGCAACCAAGCGCACCGAATCAACCGTAAAATCATTTGTGGTGCCTAACGCCTTCACCCAGGTTAGTAGGTCTGTTCAAGAAGTAATGGATTTGCCGGTTAAAAGGGCTAATGAGTTTGGAGATCAGATCATACGCGATTTGCCGATTTTACGTGACCGTCTCGGTAATATTTATGATGCGCTTGGCGACCCAGTTGTACCTAATCAAATAGAACGATTCATTCCATTAAAGCCGAGCAAAGCCAACGAGCAAAAGGATAATCTTTGGACTCTTATAGCTGATAATGGAGCATGGATAGGAAGACCTGGCCGCGGGACATTAAAGCCGAATGGGAAAGGATTAACTGACGAGGAGTACGATGAATTCTCTTTACTCGCGGGTAAACTGACTAAGCAGAAATTACTTCTGGAATATTACAATCTGAGCCAGATAAAGGATAAGGAAGAAGTTAGGGATGAGATCAGGAGAATTAAAGGCGATGCCAGGAAAGAGGCTCGTGATACCCTGTTTGGCTACGAATTATTTTGAGTATAAATTTAAGCCTAAAATACTACAGCCATGACATTGCTCAACGAAACGATTTTTCATGATGAACGGGGAACCTACAGGGCGAAAGCGGGTGGCGCTTACAATTTCCCGATGGGTGACGGATCGATACGGAAAGGTGACGGGAGTGGAGGCTCTGGCCAGACCTTCCCTGCCGCAGGTACAATTCCTTTCGCTAGAGAAGTCGAGGGGTTAACTTTATCCACACATGGAGTTGACGTTCGCGGAAGTGCAGATTTCCCAACAACCATAAAAGTAAGTGATTGGCTGTACAATGGCGGTGCAGGCGGAAGCCATGAGGTCCGGGAGATTGAATCAATTGAAGGAACCCTGATCAAATTAAAGCAAGCGTTTTCTGTGGATATCAATGCCTCAATTGTTCTTGTTTGCGCTCGCCAGGATTTAAAGAAAATTGTTATTGAGAATGTCCACGCTACCACATCCGCTCTTGTTCAGGAGGCCACTCTTGGCCCAGGGAAAAGATTTGTTAACGGAGGAGCGCCTGTTACCTACAATCAGGCTGGAGGAGGGACACTTGAATTCACAGTTCATAAGTAATGGATCGGGTCACAATTGAGAAGTTAGTAGAGCTTACTACATCTTTGAAAGCCCTAACTTCGAAGGTGGACGGTATGGATATAAAACTCGATGAAATGAGAACAGATCATGCCCAGCACACCTCCAACAGAATAGCCGTCATGGATACCAAGGTTGATCGTTTAGAAAAAATCATTTACGGATTAGGAGGATTAGTTACCCTTGAAGGTATAGTCTTACTTATCCAAGCACTGAACCACTAAAATCATGAATTCAACAATCGTAAAAATTGCAGCAAGTCAACTCGGTATAAAAGAAATTGCTGGTGATGAGAATAATAAGGCAATCGTACAGTATGCTCACGACATTGGAGCGAATTGGATTAATGATGATGAGACTCCATGGTGCGGGATATTCGCAAACTGGGTATTGCGTGAAGCAAAATATGGATTCTCAAGTAGTGCCAGAGCCAGAGATTTCGAATTGTATGGAATGGCTACCGATGATCCTGAACCTGGAGATATCGTAGTCTTTCAGCGTGATGGGCTTGAAAGTGGGAAAGGACACGTATCATTTTTTATTGGATACAATCACACCAAAACGCACGTATTCTGTATTGGAGGCAACCAGGGTAATGCTGTGAGTATTGCAAAATATGGTGTCGATAAAATTACTTCCTTCCGTAGAGCCAGCGTTGCGGTAGAAACAACTGAGCTCCCTGAGATGGAATTACGCGTAGGATCCAAAGGAGAGAATGTAAAGAAACTCCAATTTATTTTGAAGGAGTTGAATTTTGATATTGGAAATGCGGATGGAATCTTTGGTGAGAAGACCCGGGCGGCTCTTGTTGAATTCCAACGTAATCAAGGAATACCACAAACCGGCATTTACGATCGTGCTACTAAAAATAAGATGTTCAGCGTCTTGAATGCATGAAAAAATTAATCGATAGCATTATGGATTTTCTGACGTCTCACGATAACGAATCGTGGGAACGGTTCCTTGCGTGGTTGATTATGATGTTGTTGATTTATTTCATTCTCTTTCGTGAAGACAAAGAAATAAGGCGAGGCTTTAAGGGTGATAATGAAAATTGGGAACTGCCGGAGGCCATAGGTTATGCTTTTCTGTATCTTCTTCCTGGAGTACTTATCAGCGCATTTTTTCTAAAGTGGCAAATAGATGAGAAAGTGATGTTCATTATCGATACCATTCTGCTTGCTGCACTCGGAATTAGAGGAGCCATCGATGGTGTTAAGCATTGGAAAAAAGGAACTGACTCGGAAGAAGATAAGAAAGAAAACCCACCAGCTGGCTAATTTATTCTCTCCATTTCAGCCATGTATAAGTGATTGTAAATCCTACAGTCCAGGTAATCCAGTAAACTAAATACCATCTCCAATCGAGCGTGATTGCCGCTATCACGAATTTGATCATGAACCATTGAGTAAGATGGAATCCATCAGTTACAAATACTAGTAACGTTGCACTCCACGGAAATGCTTCCTTATATTTGAGTTTGAAAAATCGATAATATGGAGTATCTGGAGCATTAATCAATGTATACGTTTTCATGTGTTCCACATTGATGTATCTTTTATATTTTCTCCTCCAGGACTCTTTGCCCCAAAAACTATATGGACGTACAGCAATTCCGTGGAATAAATATTTCGACATCACTCCCCAGCAAGCGGCCGCAAGAATGACAAAAATTAATTTCAGTGCCATTTCCCTTTGATGTTTAAAATTGTAAAGCAGATACCAACAAGAATGGTTGCGCCTAATAGATAAATCAGAGGTTGAACCTCTTCGTATAAGACGTACAGGAATAATACGATCAATCCAACCATCACGACTGCGTATGCTGGATTATTCTTGATATACTTCAATAATTCTCCCATAAAGTTTTAATTGGCTAGTTCCTCAAAGCTACGACCATCCGGCCGAATTTGCTCCTGGGGTGCTTGCATGATATCGTTGTAAATAATGGTCCTTGATGTCAATAGCATCCCTGCAACACTGGCTGCGTTCTCCAAGCATAGCCGAGCAACTTTAGTCGGGTCAATAATGCCAGTTTCCATAAAGTGCTCGAACTGTCTGGTTTTAGCGTTGTAGCCGTAATCCAATTCAGGTCCGTGAGCATCGCGTGTTCTAATCTGATTAATTATTACATCCTTTGATTCTCCAGCATTCTCAAGTATAGTTTCAATGGGGGTACGTAAAGCCTTTTTTACAATTTCTATTCCAGTCTTTTCATCTCTGCTCAATTTCTCCCAACCATCATTTAGTTCTTCACTAGCTCTCAAATACGAGACACCTCCGCCTGGCAGGATACCTTCTTCCTTAGCCGCCCGTGTGGCCTGCAGAGCATCATCAATTCGATCCTTCTTTTCGCCCATCTCCATCTCAGTCGCGGCTCCAACTGAAATTATGGCAATGCCCCCAGTTAGCTTGGCCAGCCTTGCACGCAGCTGGTTCTTTTGAACCTCCGAGACTGCTTGAGGAATCTGGGCTCTTATCGCCTCTATTCGCGCCTGGACAGCCTCCTCTTTGCCTGCTCCTTTGAAGATTACGGTCTTCTCACGGCTAATAACTACCTTTTCAGCCCTCCCAAGCACTTTCTCATCAATTGTATCGAGCCGCATGCCTAAAATCTCGCTTACCACGGTGCCTCCTGTGACAATGGCTAAATCCTCCAGAATGGCATTTCTCCATTCTCCGAACAGCGGAGCACGGACTGGACATATTTTAAGTCCGTGTTGTAATTTATTCATCACCATCGTAGCGAACGCCTCCCCCTCAAGATCATCAGAGATTAATAAAATAGAACCTTTGGCCGCATGTACAGCCTCCATCACAGGCATGAGTTCTTTGATGTTTGTAATTTTCTTGTCGTGGATCAGAATAAATGGATTCTCCAAAACCGCTTCCATTTTACCATTATCAGTCACAAAATGTGGCGTTTGCCATCCGCGTTCAAACTGCATGCCCTCCAGAAATCTAACCTCGGTGTCTGCGGTCTTGCCGTCTTCAATCGTCACAATACCATCACTACCAACTTTCTCGAATGCCTGAGCTATCAATTTTCCAATCTCTTCATTGTTGTTAGCTGCAATCGTAGCAATGCTTTTGAGTTGATCATTTGTTTTAATAGGCTGGCTTTCTGCTTTTAACCAGCGAACTACGTGACCTACGGCCAGATCAATACCTTTCTTCAACTCCATCGGGTTTGCGCCTGCAGCAATGTTTTTAAATCCTTCATTGATGATTGCCTGGGCTAGGACGGTTGCTGTTGTTGTCCCATCCCCTGAAGAGTCAACGGTTTTTTGTGCCACATCTTTGATCAGCCTAGCACCAATATTTTCCAGGCGATCTTTAAAATTTACAATGCTTGCGACTGTAACACCGTCTTTTGTGACTGTGACGCTATCGTCAGCGTGCTGGATCATTACATTCTGTCCTTGGGGGCCGAGAGTTGATTTGACGGCATCTGCAATTTTATTCAGACCAATTTGCAGTTTTTTAAAATACTCGTGCTTAGGAATTATGAGTTTGTTCATATTTACAATTTAGGGTTTGTCAATTTTTCTTCGATGCGTTTGAATTGTGTGGTGAACTCTTCAGAGGCAAATTTGTGTAAATCCTTTTCTGGTTCATCTGGTAATTGATGCTCCTTAAACAGGTATTCAAGAAATATACCGACCTGCATCCCAATCGGAAGATCATGATATTTATATCGATGCGGTGCAATCTGGCCTCTTTGGTGGGTGTCGTAATCCGCTTCCGTAGCGACCCGATTGTGGATTAAACTCCATGGATGGCACGAGAAGAGTTCATCCCATTTTACCTGAATTTTATACTGATCAATCCAGGCGCAGAAGTGCTCCATAGCCTTTGGGTACTTCTCTTTCATTTCATTAAAGAAATTCTCTTTTGTTAGATTCTCCATGTCAGCAATTTAAGATTTTTAAATTTACACTTTTTGCAATCAGGTAACAGGCTTTTTGTTCTTCGGCTTACGCCTGTATTCTGCGCGTTTTTGTTGGTAGGAGAGCCTCTGTGTCAAACTGTGTGCGAATGTCTTCTTAATCTGAACAGCCTCGCACCTGTATTCAGACTCACTCTTGTTTACTTTCTTCATTCTTTTGTGGAAGAAAGATTGCGAAAATCCTGAAACTGTAATCAGGAGAAGTGGAATAATGATGAATCTTTTCATATCCTAAAATTTAAACAATGCATAATGTACTGACGGGCCCAGGAAAAACCCAGTATGGACCTCATCCCCCACTTTAAGTAATCCCCAGCCTGCACTCATCCCTAAACTCCACCGTTTATCCCGCGCTTCTTTGATCAGCACACTTGTTTGGTTTGTCACCATTGAATTGGGATTACCGAAGCTGGCGGAAGCAAATATCTCTTCCTTCCCAAATGGCTTCCATCTCTTTTTTGCATGGAAGGCCATCAGAATTTCATCCGAATAGGTATAATGATAAGGTGAGAATTTAGCCTTGCCAGGATAGTAGGTGACGTTGAACTTTAAAAACTTATCCTGATCCGTGTTAAAGGCCGCGCTGTCAATGATTGTCAGCCTGGACGCAGAATCATAGTGGTTATGGATAATAGTGGTCCCTGTGCCGCTCCCTTGCGCCCGGAAGGACGCGCTGACGAATGCCTTAATGTCCTTGGCCTTTACATCAAACTCTCGTTTGATCTCCTCAATGACCTCATTGTAAGCCGCCATGGCTTCCTTGGTGGTGGCCTCTGCCGCTCGTTTCTCTGAGGTCATCCTGCCGGTTACAGACACATGGTACTTGATTTCGGCTTCTTTCTCAGCGATAACAGAGTCTTTACGGCTACTCTCGGCCATGTGCTTCCGGTTCTGATCGTAGAAGTATAGCAGGGCGACGACAAGCGCCAGCAGTAGCAGGATGTAGGTTAAATGTATTTTCATGGGTTTATTTTTTATTTTTCGATTGTCATTTCAATATCTTAAATCTGTCCAATGAATAATTTTACCAGTGAAGTCTTTTTTAAAGTATCTGAAGAACCAATTGATGTTACTGAATCCATCATTAGAAATTAACTGTGCCATCAATTGACCCTTTGGTCCAAATCTCAAGAACTGAACTCCTTTATGGATGGTCGTTTCAAAAAAATCCTTACCATCAATTTTCATAATGAAAATTGATTTATCTGTCATCCGAGTACACAGTGCTTTTTCGTGGCGCCACTTAATCTCTACTTTCTGAATAGATTTACACTTCTGTAACCCAGCCAGATCATCGCCCATATTGAAGTGATCTTTGATGCTGTACTTTGGCCCGCGATAAACCATTTGAATACTCATGCCTGCCCTCCATCGATCGTACTTATCCTCGCGAAAAGTGTGTAGTTTGGGTTCAGGTAATAATAAAATTGTTCTCGGGTATGTAATTGGGTACTTCTCCGAGCCGACCGCGGCAAGATTTGGGTGAACACCAGCTAATATCTTCTCCCGAAAATAAGTCGGTTGCGTTTTCTTCGCGTTAAAAAATTCTTTGAATCCTAGTATCATTTCTTACGTTTTTTCTTTTTCGGTGTCATGTTCGTGCCGCGCTTGATCTTCTTGAATTTGTATGGGATTGTCATGGCTTAGTCGATTCTGTAAAATTCTTCATCATGTCGAACCGTTCTATTCTCAATGGAAACATTCGGGTTAATATCCACCGATACATCAAAATATTTGCCGTGAATATTACTATGGACTTGAGCGGTCTTATCATCACCAACGACAATAATCTTAATCCCATCCTTCGGGAGTTTTTTAATGAGACCAGCAATCAAATTAGCTTCTTCATCCTTCGCGGCATTGCTCTCGTTGTAATCAAAACGTACCTCCACTGGACTTACTCCGCTCTCTTCAGGTATAACGATATTAACTAACGCAGTAAATTCATCAGCAACGCCATCGATCAATTCCTTGACTTTAGCCATCTGCTCTTTCGCGCGCTTATAATTCAACATTAGGCTCCTGACTTCATCGGTGGTTGCTTCGTTCTCATCGGCTCCGATAATCTCCCTGATTTCCTTATCCTCCTTCTCCAGGACCGTCTTGCGCATAAGTAACTTAACAAATGTAGCGCCTTGCTTGCCAATCTCATCAGGGTCGAATCCTTCCTTGATCAGATATTCCCTAGCGTGCTCAGTATCTTTGATGGCCTCATCAGCCTTCCGGTTGAATTCCTCTTCTTCAATTTCTGCTCGAATAAGGTCATCGAGAATACTGCGAAACTTTTGCATATAATCAACGCGCGGATTCTCATTATGCATGTACAAAAGACGATCGTAAATCCATTTAAGGTGTAGCCTATCTTGTTGTGTCATTTTATTTTGGTTTTTTTGTAATACTTCCTATTAAACTCAGCCGCCTCTTCAATCTTGATCGTGTCGCCCTTACAATTTATTCCCACCCCATACGCTATTTTCTGATAGCCGTGACACTGGACCCGAGGCGGAGGCTGCTCTTCCTGGCTCAGGCAATACATAAACAAAAGGCTGGCGATGATCTGCTTCATTAGTTATCCGATGTTTTATTCCCTGCTTTCGGTGAATGTCCTACAATATGATCTGGAGATAATTTCCCAGCCACAACACCAAGCATTGCTTTACGTGCTAAAATTATTGCTGTGCAGTGATTGTGCTCTGTCCCACTGTTTGTTGCAGCAATCGCAATCTCAAGATAAATCTCCTCCGGTAATATCATTGCTAGTTCCCACGACAGCTGGTTTGCTCGTCTGAAAAATTCCGGAGGTGACTTGACATCAAGTTGCGTGAGTAAAGCCAGATACTCCGCTATCTTCTCAGCAATTTTAATAGTCAGTGCATTAAACTCTGTCATTTTTACTTCTGCTTTAGTTTCTCAAGCTCTTCTTTAAATGTTTGTAAATCCCTATGTCCTTCTTCGAATAAAGAATTGAACTTATCTATCGCCTCCTGAATAACTTCTCTTCTGGCAACCTTAACTTGTTCCCTCAAATCTAAAACCTCAGCGATTATTTGCGCTTTCCTTGTTGGAAGAGTATTTAAAATTTCTCTTCTGGCTTGAGATGATTTGAGTTTAATGTGTTCTGAAATAAGGTGTGCGCAATAAGTAGCATTTTCATTCTCACTCTTTAGCCAATCAACTATTATTTTTTCGATCTCTGCTGTTTGTTGCTCACCTGAAAGATTAACAGGATAAGAAGTATTTGCCGATGCTACCGTTGGCGTTTCTTTCAGTAAAGAGAATTTTTTAAAGTTACCATCCTCTTGCTTCGGTTCTGTGGGGAGGGAGGGTTCTGAGAATTTGAACAACTGTAATATTCCTTTAACTTTTTGTTCAAGCTCATGCATATTAATACCTGTAATTTCACCACTATCCCACTGTAATGATTTATGTACTGCGTTCAAAATTCTTTCTTCAATAACAGATTTTAGTTCGGGTTTCCTTTCCATATCTTCTTTATTTATAGGTTCTCTCTTTTAAATCGTTCGTAAGCCTTTTTAACTTTTGATTGCTCCATTCCTGAATACCATGTTGCAAATTTAATAGCTTCGTTTACCTCTTCCTTACTGTGTGCGCTGTTATCTGAGGGCTTTAGAATTGCTACTTTCTTATGTGAGTTTTCGCACGAATCCTGACCACACAAACATAATGGCTCCACCTCAACACTATAGCCAGATGGGATGGATAAAAAAGAATTTAGTTGTGGAGTTGATTTATTCTCGATCAAAACTAATTTTCTAATTTCTTCCTGATCCTTAAACTCCACCCCTCCTTTAATAGCAAGCTCTAAGGATGATTGGTAGGCTTCTTTTGCTGAGTCGTAAGCTGGCCGATCAACAAAACCCAAACGAGTAATTGAGAAAGGAAAGTCTTTCACATCTGGCTCAATCGGGCAATCTTGAATATACAAGAGTGTGCCTACCGCATGGTCTTTGTTCGTGCCATCGTTGACGTAGATTTTAGGATTCTCTGTCTTCATTGCTTCTGATGGTTTAGAAATTTGTTTGCGCGCTCGATGATCAAGACACCGGTCTTATGTGTAGTTCTCCTGAGCTGGGCCAGCGTGTTTCGTGCTTTAAGCCTGCTCATTGGTAAATCCTTACCAATGGTCTCAATCAAAAACTTCCCTTGGTCCTGGTAGTACTTGATTACGTATAGTGGGCGTGGTCTCATAATTTTGGTGTTAAAAGTCTTTTGTACTCTTCATAGTTATCCTGCGTTCCTAACGCATAAGCCACCGCTTGCTCAACCAAATCAGGAAACTTAACTCTGCTCTCTTCAAAGATTGCTTTAGCACATTGTAAACTCCAAGCACGAATCTCTGCACGTGTCTTTTTATCGATGTAACGATTTTTACGCGCCTTCTTTTTTAGCCATCTGTTGCGCTTGGTCATAATTCTTTGTCAAGTAGTTTCAATATATCAATCCATACTTCCTTCGTCTTATACGATGTCTCAATGGTCACGCCATTGGCCAAGTAGAAGTCAATGCCATACAATTTGCTATCATCCTTAAAAGCGTAATAGCCTTTAAAGTCGATCTGATTGAAGGAGAGAAACACAAGGCCATCGATGTAAATCTTTACTCTCCCGTTGTAGATGCTGAGCTTGTACCGTTGCTTTCTCATAATTAGTTTGCGTTATCGATATTTCATACATGTATGCATAGCCCTTCCACCGTGTTTACATGCATAACATTCCTTTTGATCATTAGTACGTTCTCCTCCTTCCCCTTTGTATTTTATCCAATCGCCAGGGGGATCACTCTGTCCGTCCCATAAATTGATTGCAAATGACGCCTCGATATGGGAGCCATAGCAATATCGTCCTTTGTATCCAGTGCTGTCAATGCCGAGTACTATACCCACCGTAAACAGAAACCGAAAAACTCCACACACTCCACGCCCTTCAATTTCTCTTAGTTCGCTGTAGCCTTCTGCTTCCAAATGTTCTTTAAGTTCTTGAGTAATCATATTTAGTTTGCAATTAATTTCTTTAAAAAGAGCCGGAAGGAAACCGAATATAACCCTCCGGACTCTTGTGGCGGACTTAAACCGATTAAACCGCCAATGTTTTTGGTGCCTTCTTAATCTTATCGAACTGTTCTTTGTTCACTATGTATAAAATCGCATAGTGTGTAGTCTTCCCGCTTGCCGCCTGATTAATCAGGTAATCAAATTGAGGAGAGGCTACGCCCACTGTTACTAATCCTCCTCCCTTTTTTTCTTGCCGCTGATAGTTTGTTATATCGAGGGCACATGCGATGTCTAAATTCTTTTCTGACATCTCACTCATTACTTCAAAGTCTGATTTTTCCATGTCTTCTATAGTTGTAGGGTTAAAGTTCATAAATTGTTTTAATTATCAATTCAAGTTTTGATTTTCTGAAAATCCATCCCATACCGCACGATAATTTTGGGTTAAACCGCCCACCTATTAATTTTAATTTCTCGCGGAGGGGCTTCGTTTCACCAATGACGGCAAGGCCACGCCCATACTCAATGATCTTAACTTCGCCAAGTTCATAGTGCTTCATAAAATTTAGCTTGCGCCTAGGAAATTATCCGTCAGCCATTTAATTAAAACCGCGGCACTCTCTTTGTTCAAACTCAAATTCTTTGTGTTGTCACCGTTCCCGTTCGCAAAGACTTTGATAGTCGGTGCGTATTCCGTTAGCCCTACCTTAACCTTGTTAAGTTCATAGGTATAATACTCAGGACTTGTCATCGCGCCCAAGAATTAGTTTGCCCTTCCAAGATTTCCAGTTCAGCGCAGATGTGTGTGATAACCCCATCTAAAAGAATAGCCTGCCCTGTGGTCGTTCTTCCCCATACGTAGCAGGATCCTGCATCAACAACGCAAAACCCCTTCTCCTGAAGTTTCTCGAAGAGGAAAGAAGAGACTGCCCACCATTCAAAAATTTCCGCGGGCTCGGTGTCTTCTGTTGCCTCTTCAAATTCCTCCTTAGCTTTTGATACTTGGTCAATGTTTGCTTCGTGCGTGGCCGCGCTAATATCGCCAGCGTCAAAAAGTTCCTGACTCTCTTCTTCGAGCCTATCAAACTCTTCTAAAAATTCATCTTTATTATCCTGAGAGCCACCACCAAAATAAAGGCTTTCACCCAATACAGTTTTGGACCACTCAGGGTATGAATAATAATTTTCTACATCATCAAGCGTGAAGGGTGCTTCTCTGTCCTCAAATCCTTTACTGATAATGTATTCAGCCATGCTATTAACATTGCAATAAACATGCTTACCTACAAATTGGCCTTTGATGTCTTGATTTTTGCCATCATTGCCAGCGCGGATTACCTCTTCAATTGTTAATTCTTTTGTCTTGTTTTTCATTTTAGTTCGGTTTTTAGTTTGCTTCTGCTTTAACTATGGCTTGAGTTGCCCATTGTGAAAATCTTGAATACAAAAGGCATTCAGTTTTTTTGTTTTCATAGTCGGCTAATTTTTTAATTTTCTTCAAAGCCTCTAATAATTCAGCGTTTACTTTTGTTAATCGCTCTACATCAGCATAAAGATCGTCCAAGATTTGCCGTGCATGCTCTGGTCTTGCTACATTACTCATATCAATCGGTTTTTAGTTTGCTGTTAATGGTATGTTACTTGGTAAATGTTAAGAGACTTGGCCTTTTCAAGCGTCATGTTTTCGCGCTTTGTCAGATTATATTTCTCTGCCAATCGTTCAACCTCTGCAATGTCAAAGGTCCCGTCCTGCAAATCCAAGTCACTCGGTTCAAGTCCGTATACCTCAAAGAGGTATTGTGTCGATGTAATTTTCGGTTTTCTCATAATCAGTTTGCTATAAATTCAGCCTGAAATTTCAGTTTGCGCGCACTGTAATTCTTTGCACACACAAACCTCTCATTGTACTCATTGGTTACCTCAATCTCGTAACCTTTCGCCTTTGCTTCATTCATGAATGTACCCGCGTCACAATCTTCCTCCAAGTAAACGCGTGCGCTGTTCATCCCTGAGTAACCCGTGATTTGTTTCGCTGTTTCGGGTGTCATTACTCTCAAAAAATCCGCCATGCTCACGGCTAAATATCCGTGACTGCAATTGTCAATGTAGATGGCCCTGATAGGTCCACTCAAAAACGCTTCAACCCTTTGGTGTGCGTTTGTCATTTGTCCGCCTGTCAATACTAATGCTTTCATGCCGCTTGTTTTAAATGTTCAATACTTACACTCATCTTGTACGTGTTCGCCTCAATCGCTTTGACCGCGGGCTTTTTGTAATCGTAACTCCCGAAGGTAATACCACTTGCAAACGTCTTTCTTTTAAACCCGTCACTCATCTTGGTAAAGTTTTCGTGCGCGCCCCTAAAGGCTAATTTCATTTTGAACATGGCAAGGCGTTCCAAAAACTTGTTTGCGTCCTTGTCACTCTCAAAGTCACGCGTGCCCTCGAACGCCTTTACTGTTTGCGTGTCCTCGTTAACCGTGTTCTCTCTCTTCCAATAAGCCCGAACCATCGGCTTGTCAGTTTTCGTTATCGTGTAGTTAATTCTCAGCATGGCTTTTTAGTTTATGTTGCCTCCATGTACAAACACTACGAACAGCGCGAACATGGTCACAAATCCAACCACGCACGCAACTATCACCTTAATAAAAATCTCATTGTTAATCGTTTCGGTCTTCATAATTATCGGTTTTTGTTATACAATACTAATTTAATTTAGGGAACAAGCCAAATAAAAAAGGCTTTTAAATGCCCTACACTTCTTTATACGTGCACACCTAATCAGGGTTACAATAAACCTAATATATTTTAGTTGTTCGACCGGTGACGCTTCGCCTTATCCTCCAAATCAATGTGCTCAATGTATTCCTTGCGCCTTTGTATTGGTTCCTTCGCGTAACTGTAACCCTTGGGTGCCGCGTCACCGTCCTTTATCACGACCTCAATTGGTTCAACTCTCTTTCGCTTTGGATATGCCAATTCTAACCTTTGCATCTCTTTCTCGAACACCTGGCACACCTGCCAGCCTAGTGGAGTAATACCCCAACTCGATGCATTCGGGTATTGTGGCCTTTTAAACTCTACCAAACAACCTTTGACCTGCAACCCATACCAATACGTTCGCATCTTTATACGTGCCCGCAAATTAGCCGTAATGAGATTAAAACATTCATCCCGACTTATCGCCTTCCTACCCTGTAATGCCAACACCGCAACAAGCCCCATGAGCATCCACAACTCAAAGCGATTTATCCTATACTGATACGTCACGACCTTAGCCGAACGCCTTTCAAACATAGAAAACGTAAATATGTTTATCCCATTCACCGAACTTCGATTTGGTTATTGAACCCTCGCACCTCACCCACGTGCCAACTTGGTTTATCCGCACGCGTGTTGATACAATGATTGTCGCATTCAGCCCCTGACGGGTGACAGCTTGTGTCTATCTGTGTTCTACTTAACATAATACAAATTATTAAACAATAGTTTGTGCGAATTTGGCTTGGAAACGGCCTTTATATGCTTTGAAAACTGAAAAGTCAAAACCAGACCCCCTCGGTCGCGGGATTTTGATTTCCCAGTTGAGCCGGTGACGGGGGGCTTTATACCGGTTGGCGCAGTGGCGTGTGTGAGGGGTGTCATGCTTGAGGGGTCTGGAGTTTAAGGATGAGCTTCCGGACGCGTTGGGATACTTGTTCTGAGATTGAGAGATTGAGGGGAGTAGTTTTGAATTCACCCAGGTCGAATCGACGGACGAGATCGAGTACAGCGGGGTTTCTTTTGATGAGTTTGTCCAGGTGCGACATGGGGACGAAGGAAGGGAAAAGAGAGGAGAAAGTCAACTGTAAATACATACTGGTGTAGAACATGAGTGGTGCAGTGGTGCAGTGACGGGTTCCAGTGGTGTTACCCCAAACGCTGGTTTATACCGGTAACTGGGGCAGTGGGGGGGTGTGTATACACCCCACTGCACCGGATACCAGAGCCACTTTGCACCAGTACTAAATAAGTAATATTTTGCTTGTGTGGTACAGGGAAGAAATGCACCTTTGTCACATGTTGGAACAGTACTAAAAGATGACAGACGAGGAGATAAAAGAGAAGGTTGCGCTATCGTATTTCGGGGGGATGCTCGACTCTGGGGGGACGATAGGAGTGATCCTTGTGGGGAAGAATAAGAAGGAGGTCCCGATAGTGCGGATCAGGAGAGGACATGAGTATGCGCTTGAGGTGATAAGAAAGAAGTGGGGAGGTTCTGTGATTAAGCGCGGGGAGGCATTCGAGATCACGGTGTCTTATGGGAAGGCAGTGAAGTTTTTGCGGGCGATACGGAATAACACGATCGCCAGGCAAAAGGAGATTGATGTGTTCTTGGCAACATGGGAGAAACTATTTGAGCAAAATGGCTGAGGCGAACCCCTGGCTGTCTGACCCGCAGAAGCGGCAGATTGGAAAGCATAACCCTGATAATCATGGGAATTTTACAATACAACAGGCACTTATGATGGCAGCAATACAATCAAATCCACCAATAAGAGTAGCTGATAACTATTCCAGGGAGCAGATCGAGGAGCGGAACGAGTATCGGGAATTCAATAAACAACAGCCGATCGAGAATCTAAAGTGGATCTGTGACGGGTGCGGGACGCTGAATTTCGCGCGGCCGCATCACAGTGGGCTGATTATAACCCCTCGGATTTATCACTGTCATAACTCGAAATGCGGCTGGGATATCGGTGGAGGACCATCTCCCTGGCTGATGTTCTATTGGAGAAATGAGAAGAATGAGCTGTTTCGGGTGAACCCAGGACGGGGCGGAGTTGACGAACGGGAGTACTTTTCCGTGCATGATCCGGTGAAGTTTTATATTATGTAAGGTGCGCAACAGGACGGTCCAGGAGTCGGAGAGTAGTAGGATCCAACCGAAAAGCCCGTTTGATTATCCGGGTGAGGAATGGGAGAAGTGCACGCTCTCGTGCGCGAGATGCAAGAAAAAATTAGTGAAATTCCCCTTTGATGTGAGTGAGGGTGAGAGAATGTGGAACGTGCGAATACCTCCGATCATCGAGCGGGCCATCCACATGCATCAGTGTCAGGGGAGTTTGGTTAGCCGGTTAATTGCGAGTAATTTCCCTCATGAAGACCAAGGAGAAGCCGAAAATCGAGACGAAGAAATTCGAGATGCTCCTTCTGGTATTCCTGGCGCTGAGGCATAGAAACTGATTTTTGTCACACTTCTTGGTATAGGTAGTAAAAGCCTATGGTAATCGAATTGTATGAACCCGGGAAAATGTGCCTTATTTACTGCGGAGATGAAGCATGCACATGTGGTTTAAGCCGGATGTTTAAAACACCACTCATAAAAATTCCAGAGAAGAACGTGAGAAAGATTCCAATTCGGAAGAAAAAAAAGAAGTGATCTACCCGCGATTTCCCCCGAGTTGGTAACATACTCTTGTATGAGACCAGACTACATCAATCCAAATCCGAAGAAGGTATCTAGGAAGGAACTTTTGGAAGCTATCCGTAAAATTGAAGATGAAGATCAGCGTAAAAAATATCAAGCCGAGATGGATAGGCGACCAGCAACAATGGGTGATTTAAGGCGACTAGAAGAACGATTTTTGAAGAACTAATTCGTGGAACATTTTATTTCACGTGGAACAATTATAAACTCAATTGCTTACCTGTCCTCTCAAGTTTGAGACGAACTTTTGTAGCATGTGCACACCGAGCAATCGCAACATCCACCCATTGCTGTTCTTGATCGATTAAAGTTACATCGAAGCCTTCAATAATTCCTCCTTTTCCGGTTGAGCCCGAGCCGCAACACGGATCAATAATTTTCCCAGCTGGAGGAGTTATAAGAACCGCGAGATATCGCATGAGTTTAGTTGGCTTTACGGTCGGATGATTGTTTTGGTGTGTCCGATCGGTATTTGGCGATTGAAATGAACCTGGATTTTGGGTGCCAGATGACCAGTTGAGCGTCTTCTTTTGCCAGGACTCTAGTCCTTCGTTGCGATCACTATGCGAAGTTTTGGCACAGTAGAAAAATCGGGCTCCTGATTTGTTAGAATCAGCACGTTTTGGTCGTGAACCAACACGATTCATTTTCCCCATTGAAGTTGTTCCACTGTTAGCCATTGAGGGCTCAGTCCCTCTCACATCTGCCATCTGCCCAGGCGCATCAGGGAATTCTTGTATGACCTCATCGGATCCGTCATGGATAAGGTTGGCTGGCCAACGGCCATCCTCTCCTCCTGTTACGTTTTTTGCTAAAATATTACCGTTTGAAGGTCTGTTCGTACCGTAATTACCACCTTTTATATCAGTTTGTGTTCCAAATGTCCATGGTTCACCAGGAATACGAGTGGCTCCGATGTTTAAAACTCCTGTTCCATATTTTTTGAAGTTCTGCTCAATTGTTCCATCCAACGGCTTACGCGCCATACAGATTGGCTCCCATGCTGGCTTAAGCGCTGTTCCCAAATCGTCAGTAAGGTTGTAAGATTTCGGGAATCCAGAGCCAAATGTCCACATGATGCAGTCGCGAATTTCAAAACCAGCATCCTCGATACCGCAGATCATCCGATGATAGGTACGAGTTCCTCCGAAGCTCAGGAAATAGGCACCTGGTTTGAGTACTCGGATGATCTCACGAGCAAGTTGCTCAAACCACCGTTGAAAATTTAAATTAGCTTCTCTTGATTGATCATACTTACCAGCCTCAATAGAGTTACCAAACCCAGTAGTAGTTCGTCCTTTTGCTAATCTCTTTTCTCCTACAGCATAAGAATCGCGCTGCTCACCTTTGGATTTTATATCGAAAGTGTCCCATGTTTTTCCCATAAACCGAAGTCCATAAGGTCCATCTAGGATACACGAATCAAAATAATTGTCCTGAAACTCTTTCAGTTTGATGAACGCATCGCCACAAAGTACATTGTATGCCATAAATTTAAAAAGGGAGATCAGGATTGTCGGCCAGAGCTGGCGGTGGAGCGGGCTCTTCTTTCTCATGCAATTTATTTCTTGACTCAATGAACAGGTCCGGCTGTATAGGTTCTTTTTTTACCACCTCCATTACCGCCTTTGGTTCATGACCGTTATCACTGAGCGTTAGTTTGTAGTTCGCTCCTTTTGCACCATCGCCACCGCCTTTGATGACCCAGTTGATACGCTTAAACTCAGCAATGAGAGACTTCGCTTTCTTCTCTCCGCAGTCGAATTGCTCGCGGACCCCTTCTAGGAATTGACCGTATGAGATAATATCATTTTCAAAAATTTCTTTAAGGCGCTTCTTTCGTTCAGCGTCAGGCAATACAACTCCTTTGATCGGAACGTGTACAAGCTCAGGCAGATCATCTTGGCCGTGCGTGAAGGCGAAAGTCTCGAAGGGTTTGTCGCGCGAACTCTCGCACTTTACGATTGTGACATCTGTCTTCTCATCCTTCTCAAGTTCAAAATTCATCTCTGCCTTATTAGAGAGTTCGGTGCCGATATGACCGCGTGCGTTGTTGTCTGTTTTATTTAAGTGAAGGACGTTTGTGATGTGAATGTTATAGCGAACATTTATTTTTTCTACCCAGGTTACTAGGTCAGTACACTGATCCGGGTCATTAATGTTGGAGAGTAAGTCACGGATACCATCTATCACTATCCACTTTAATTTATTGGGCCAGTACTGAACAGTCTTTTGGATGATTGCCTGGCGCTCCTGGTATGACTGACCGCGCAGGAAGAAAACAGGGACCCACTTACCTGTAATCTGATGAATTTTTTTTCTGATCTTCCACACATGCGATTTCCCCTGCTCAGTGTCGAAGAGAAGGATGGAGTTCTCAGAATTATTTTCTAAAAACCACTGGACCATCATGATGAGGAAGAGAGTTTTTCTGGATTTCTTTTTACCAGTTACAAGGCTATTGTTACCGAGTGTTGCGTAAGTGATACCATCTCTTTGGATAATTGGCACCTCAGCTGGAGGCTCGGTATCCATGATGACGTCAGCCCACATGTCACGGACCGCCTGGGGTACGCGCTCTGGGAGATTACGGATAAACTCTATGTCGATCTCGCGGAGCATGTCGGCTAAATCAGTGCCGTCTGTTTTGCTCGGGTCGATATCTATCACCCTTGAGTTGGACATCTTCTCAAGTTTTGATTGTGCCCCTTGAGCTCCTTCCCGGCCGCGAGGATTTTTTACCGAGCCGTCAGGCTGCACATCTCCATTATCGCAATCATAAGCAATCCAGATATCGCGGTTCTTTAAAACCGGAACCTTCTCATCGTTGAGACCATTAGCCCCACCGGTGGCTAGGTAGATAAATTCATTGAGATGATTTTTGAATTTATGCGTGAGCATGCATGCGGTCTTCTCAGACTCGACAAGGACGACAGTGGCATTCGGAAATTCAGTTAGATGCTTCTCATAAAAAAGACACGGATAGTATCCTTCATCGCGTGTCGTTGTGAACATGGGATTAAATTCTTTATCCCTTCGCATCTCGCGGCCCTCGAAATTGTAAAGCATGCGCTTTGCTGAGGTGAGCCGTCCTTTTGCATTCCGATAATAGAATGTGATTGTGTACTTTCCTTGTAGCCGAGTAGGATCCGCTGGCTTAGGCTCGATCGTGGTATCAGGGAATATCCAGTTGAACACCGGTTCATCAAGGAATTTCTGTGCTTTCTTTGGCGGAGGGGCTATGCGTTGCGGTGCCTGACTATTGCCGCCACCTTTCGCAAATCCTTTCCAGTGACAATGCATGCACTCATAATAGCCGTCATCCAGGCGGATCAGAAGGGACTTAGCATTCTTCTTTTTACGGTCTCTGCATTCATTTTGTGGGCATTGAACGTAGTGGGTGCCTGAAGCATATTGTTTGGTATCAATACCTAGTTCCTGGAGGGCTGAGACGATATCCATATTTTCAGGCGAAAAAAATAAAGTGGGGAGTCGAACGTAACAAAAAATATTTTAGCATGCAATATTGACTTTATCAAATACTTCAATTGCTTGGTAAATTTTTAAAGCAACCTGTGGAACTATTGCATTTCCGTATCCCTTAATCTCATCCACCCAGTCGGATAGCCCATCATTATTCTGTAGAAACTCGGGTTTGGGCATGATCGTCCCGTTTTTATTTTCCACCAATGCCGTAATTGGTCTAATCTTAATTTCCCGTTGTCTTTCCTCGGAGATGCACTTCCCCCTTTCCAGTCGTCTTTCAGCGGAGTAGGCAACCAGCCAAACTCTATCTCTTCTGTGTGAGGCGCCAACAAAACTTGCAGGGACAACAAGGGGCGGCCAGCAGGTGTAGCCGATACTTTCCAAGTCATTAATCTTTTGGTCGAGAATTCCATTAGAAATTGTTCCGTCCACATTTTCATTAACCACCCAAATGGGTTGAGCTTCGCCAACGATCCTGAAAAACTGTGGCCATAAGTATAAATCTCCTTTCTTACCTTCTCTCTTCCCAATTTTACTACTAACCTGACACGGGTCTCCTCCTGTGAGGATGTCAAGCCCCCCCCTGTGAACAAAGAAGTCTGTCTTTCTGATGTCTTCATAACTTATTGAATTAGGCCAACGATTTTGTAACCATTTTCTTTTACTCTCAATTATCTCACAATGAAAAATATTTTTCCACCCCATCCACTCCGCGGCAAGATCATCTCCGCCAATTCCGGAAAATATTGAACCGTGATTCATTTTTTAAAATATTTTCCGAGTCTCAAAATAAGCGCAATGAGAGAAAGCCCAGCGGCAGCGCCAGCGATGATACCAAGGACTGTTGGTATGATATCATCCATATTTAATAACATCAAGTAATACCTGGCATTCTTGTTTTCTGGCCTGGAGTTTCCCGATTGATTCCATTTCAATACGCATAGTTTCTGAATCGTCAGGCGCGCAATTTGATATTCGTTTTCGGTGCTGCTCGATAAACCCATCCAACGTTTTTTTACGATCATTCAGATATCTTATAAGTTCAGTGTCAGTCATTGGCATGAGTGGTAGCGATACGAAATTTGTTATGTGTTTTAACGAATGATGATTTATTCATCACCAGCCATGTCTCTGCCTCGCTGAGTGTCAGGTTACGGGCTACGAACTCACGCACTTTTGTTTTGATGTTGGTGGCCTTGATGCCATTGATGCGCATGTTCATAGTTCATCGAGTTTTTTCTCTAAAGAGGCGACCATGGCATCAGCTTTTATTTTAGCCCCCTCTAAAAATTTTAGGATATCGTCTTTCCAAAATTGTCCAGGTAATTCTACTCTACTTGAGCATGTATTCTCAATATATTTACTGATAGTAATCTCCATAATACCCGGAGAGGCAACGAGGTCTTTAATCTTATGCGCAATTCGTTCGTATTGCTCAATCTCCTTAATAATTTTTTGAGCAAGTTCTAAATTTTCTCTTTTCATAAATATTGATTTAGTGCAGTAGCATTTCTGAATTGTGGCTCAATGAATGGAATTTTCACGAGCGCAAAAGCATCACGCTCTTCGGGAAGATTAATGACATCATTACCAAGCCACACGTACCCGTCATGAGCCTTATATCCGTGCTTGGGTAAAATTGTCCCTAAGAATAACCGGGAGAAATCACTATCACCGGTTCTGGTTAAGAATTGAATACCCCAATTACTGATGGTGGCAACGAAGATATCGATATTGATTTTACGAATGTCCGTGATGCCAGGGAAGTCTTCTCTGTCGAGTTCGTACTGACGCTGCATGTATTTCCCCTCACGAGCATCGCCCTTGATCTTAACGAACTGGTTAACAGTTCTAATAAATCCATCTGATCTAACTGTTACATCTTTACCGCCCAGGAGAGCCTGAGACGATGTGAATGTTTTCGGAATGCACACGACCTCAATATCCTTAACGTCAGGCTTACACCTTCGTATGGAGCCCGCGATTTCAAAACGATCGCAATTGGGGTGGACTTTTCTGGTGATCTCAGTGACTAAGCGCCTAGCTATTTCTAATTTCATTTGAGGGAGTCTAAAAATATTGATAGAAAAATAATAATGATAGCGAAGATGAGGGCAACCCATATCCATCCGCTTGCTTGATAGTTATTCTCTGGCTCTTTCATGATTAAAGAACTTTTGTATCGAAGTGCCAAGCAATCATAAATGAAAGCGTTTTTTTTCCATTTACAAGCTGACCAATAATAATTGGGTCATCATTGCGTGTTGCTGGCATAATCCCAAATTGATCAAAGCACTCAAGAAGCATTGCGCGATTAGTGGCCTCGATAATTTCCGGCTTTGCCATGGTCAATGGGAATTCCATCTCTGCCCAGTCTGTAGCATTAGAAATATAATCGGTCCTATCTCCGCTTTTATAAGACTCAACCTCAACAATTGGGAATGGATTTTGATACTCTCCTTTTCCCACCGGAAGTTCCATAGCGTCCTGAACCTTATTATCCCATCTTGAGTTATTAGTTTTAGACAACGGATTTTCTCGCGTTGTTCGGATAGCAAAAATCTGGACGGGGAAATTAGGAACAATTGTATAACCGTTATCCAGAGCCATCTTCATCTTCTCAAAAAACAGAACTCTCTTTGAAAGTTTTTTGAATTGATTTTTTAAGGGCTGTAATGCCCATCTCATGGTTGATGCTTGGTACATTGCATCCTCCATCTCCTTAACATCTGCTTTCAGGCTGGCAATCTTATTTTCGCACCAGCCAATTAGTTGTTTCTGCGCTGGCTCCATATCATGAGGAATAAGCGCGGTTAATTGTATGTTTTCCATAAAGACCTACTTTGTATAGTAAAATATTTTAGTATAGTTTTGCCTCATGGCGGAAAAGATAAAATCAAAAACAAACAAAGGCGAGTTCTCAATCATCAGTATCAAGTATCTCTCTGAACTGACTGGGATCAAGTACCAGCGCCTTTACGAAAATCTCGTGTTGAAATTATACGACTCTCTTACAATCAACGAGAAAACCGTTCTCGCTAATGCTCTCATTATAGAATTAAAGAAGTCTTTCAAGACGCTGGGATTTAAAGTTACGATCGACCGGATAAATTAGATATCAAGTTCCGGGGCTACCTGGCCAGCAACCTTTTTCTTTTCTTTTTTTCCTTTTGCGAAGAGTTTACCGTACTTTTTAGTCTGCTCTTCGTTCATGTCTGTTGAGAAGTCTGCCCATTCATTTCCCTCAATATCCATGGCCACCATTCTGCCATTCTCAGGATCAGCAATCATATAAATATCGATAAACTCCTCAGAGAATCCCTGCTCAAGTTGCTTGTCGGCAAACTCTCGGTTGGCTTTCAGGACCTTCAACCCTTTAGTCATCGGGATAGTAACATCAACGGGCTTCTCCTGATCTGGAGTGCCATTGTTAAGAATCTCCATAAAATTGTCCTTTACCTCATTAAGTCGGTCAATAGCCCTGGAGGCAAGTGATGATTTGTGCTCGTAATCACGGATTGTCTCTTCATTGAGTTCCGTTTTTTCGATGTGCTGGAAGGTGCTGTCTTTGTTATCCAGAATCCAGGAAGCTAAATTTTCGGGAGTTAATGACTGTGGTATCGATGCGTGTTTCATAGGTGTTGTTTTTGTTGTACGCAAATATTGTAAAAAAAACCTTGTAACATAAAATAATTTAGTTTTTATTTACGACCACTATGTCAGGAATACCAAATTTCACAGGTAAAAAAGTCTCATTAAAGAGCACAGGAGCCACCGGAGTAATTAAAGAAATCCATGTGAGTCGGCCAAAAGGCGTTGTTGCAGTTACATTTCTTATTGAACTCGATGGGGGAGTTGAGGTTAAATGCCGCCCTGATGAAATTGATGTATTGGATTGACAGTAATTGTCTTAAAGTAATTGTTCATTTGAAATAAAAAAGTTATGGCAGAAGAAAAGAAAGTGAATGCACTCACTAAGTTGAACCAGGAGATTGAGGCGGCTCCTAATGTTCGTGGAGTCATTCTGTTAGCCCAGGACAGGTTCAAAAAGAACTACGAACTCGTAACAGGTAAGAAAGATGGAGATCAGCGCTTCCAAAGCGAACTGCTCAATTACCTGGAGATTGTGAACGATAATCCTAAACTTCAATCAGTTGAAAAGTTCAGTCACTTCGCGGCAGTAATGAAAGCCGCGACCACCGGACTTTCATTTGCATCAGATGGACATCTCTATCCAGTTCCGATGGGAGGAAAGGTTAAAGTGCAGATTGGTGCTCACGGTAAGAAAGAGATGCTTCGAATGATGAGTGGGGTCAAGTTTGTTAATGAGGCAGTTGTGGTAATGAAGGGAGACCACTTCGTTCAGGATAAACTGAGCGGAAAGGTACTTGAACATAAGGGGACGAAGGATTCATCAACTAGAAATAGTTTGGATGATGTGTTTGGTGTTTACACACGCATCGAATGGAAGGACGGAAGAATCACCGATACTTTTGTAAGCCACGATGAAATTGCAAAAGCCAAATCGAAGAGTAAAAACCTTGGCCCGAATAGTGTTTGGGAAGAGTGGCCGCTGGAAATGGCTAAGAAGGTTTCGTATCACAGAGCAAAGAAAAATCATTACCGACTGCCGGATGGGGTTGTTGACTTTGGGGGAGAAACGGCTAATACGGCAGAAGGTGATGATACCATCGTAGATGTCCCACACTCAGAAATGCCAGATACTCCAGCGCCTACAGTCGTGGCAGAAGAACAACCACCACTCACTGTTACTGCGGAGGTTGTTGAACAGACAGAAGTGCCAGGGAAGAAGCCGGAGAAGATCAAGGAAGACCTTGGCGCAAAAAAACCAGCAGGCGAAAAACCAGTTAGCTTTTTAGACTAAAGAAATGGAAACCCACCAGCAACCACTACTTCCTGTAGCGATTGAGCCAATCGTTGCTCTTGTGCAGGAGAAGGTCCCCAAGATGCAGAAGGCACGGGACGGAGCCGTTGTGGCCATGAGAGAATTTTATGTAAAGTTCAATGAACTATTCAAGAAGTACCAGCAGGACCCAGGTTTGAAAGATACAATGGACGGCATGGTCCAGGAGGCAAATGATTTACTCGTAAAAGTTAAAACAACTTACGATGGAATTTATGCAATGCGTAAAGGCATTACTGATACGACTGATCAGATCAAAGAATATTTGATGCAGTTCGAGAAGGACCTATCGTATGATGCCAAAGCAAACACTGGTTATAACCATATCCGTAATATTATCCAGCAATTCAAACAGGCGGAACTGGACAATAAGAAAAAAGCAGAAGAAGCGGCCGCTAGGAAGAGGGAGATCGAGAATTACAAAGTTGATCTTGTTACAGCCATGAAGAAGAATCTTCTGGATTTGATCTCTGCAAAAATTGACAAAGTGAATCTCAACAGCAGGGCATTCTTTGATAAAACTACTTTGGAGGAATGGGACAATGCCGTAACTGTTTTCACCAGCGCTCGGCCAAAACTCAAACAAGAGGATTACGAGAAATGCTTTGATGTGTTTTATGACAACACTAAAGTTGCTGCGGATGCGTTTGCTAAATTGATTAATCAAGCAAGGCTGGACGAACCATACGATAAATGGGTAGAGAAGATTGAACTTGCTGTTACTCCAATTTTGAATGAATGGAGAGCAAAAATCCCAGACATCAAGCGCCAAAAAATCGAACTATCAAGAGCCAACGAAGATGAGAAGAGAGTACTGGAGACAAAGAACGCTGCCCAGGCTAAAGCCGAAGATGAAAGAAGGAAGACCGAAGCCGATAGACTCCAGAAGGCGGAGCAGGCTGAGATTGATCGCCAAGCAGAGGTAGATCGGATGAAAAATAACTTCGTGGAGCAGGCATCCAACCAGCTACTCGAAGATGCGGGACCATCAAAGAAGGTTCTGAAGTTCAGCGAGAAGAAGGAGGAACAAGGCCAGGCGTTCATGAGCATCGTTTATCACGTGATGCTGAACGAGAAATTTTTATTTTACAAAAAAGACAAAGAGGAGTATACTGATGCTGTCGGGTGGTTTGTTCGGTTCTTTGAGACTCATTGCAAAGACCGAACAGTTGAGGGGGCCACCTGGACAGATCAGGCTAAAGTAATCGTTAGAAAGTGAGTTATCTCAGTCATCATTACGTTAGCAAGAGCAATCTGGTCAAGTTCAAAAAGCAGATGGAGGGCTCTTCTGAGCCGGAAAACCTGGAGGAAATATTTGAATTAGGGACTCTCATCGACACAACGCTATTAGAGCCTCATCTATCCAACCTTGGTTCCGATGATTATGAATTAGCAAAGGTGATGGCTAATACAGTCTTAAAGGACAACCTTCTTCGGAATTTAATCATGATGTATGACTTCAAACGCAAATGGCAATTCTACAAGCATGATTTATATGGCCTTCCTGCGCGGTGTGAAACAGACGGATGGTCCAGAGTATTATCGAGTATCTTTGAGTACAAGGGGCTTGGTATTACTCGCGATAAACAACTGGATGAAGCTATTTATAACTTCGACTATGACCTGGGTGCCGCGTGGTACCTTGATACTTCTAAGCAAAAATATATTATTATTGGGGCGGCAAGCAAGAAGCAACCGGACAAAGTATTTAAGAGACTAATTGATCGTGACCATATAATTTATAAGCGCGGAGAGTTGAAAGCTCAGTTATGGACAAGTGCATGGAAGGATTTTTTTGGAGATAAGGCTCGAGGCATTAATGCAGATGAAACATTTTTAACAGAACAATTATGAATATTTTCGTCAGAAACATCTCTTACGCAGGTAAGGAAAAAACACTTCAGGAACTTTTCGAAAAATATGGAAAAGTGGATTCTTGTAAGATTATCAAAGACAGGGACAACGGCAAATCCAGAGGATATGGATTTGTAGAAATGCCAGATGATGGGGAAGCTCAGCACGCTATTGATAAGTTGAATGGTGTTGATTTCATGGGCAGGGATTTAGCTGTCTCAAAAGCCAAGCCGAAAGGGCAGTAGAATGCTTTATCATAATCAGTTTCACGTAGACCCTGGCGTTTACGTGTTTGACGATATTACGATCGTTGTATCTGACATCGTCACGCACAAAATGATCGATGGTGTTGAGAAAGAACTGGAGGATCCGGATGTGATTTTCAGGGCCGGACTTGTCAACATGGAGAAGCACATTCGTCACAGCATGCCGCTGAGTGAATTCAAATTGAAATTTAAAAAAGCGTGAAAACACTCCGACCGGAACAGCGTGTAGCGGTAGATAAATCGAAAGCAATCCTACAGCGTTACAAATTGGTATATCTGGCTGCCCAGCCCAGGACCGGCAAATCACTCATGAGTATGAATCTCGTTCATGAGTGCGGATACAGGCGAGTTCTTTTTATCACAAAGAAAAAAGCGATCGATAGTGTCATTGGTGATTTGCACGACTCTGGATTAAAGTTCGATGTGTTTAAAGTAATCAACTTTGAGCAACTGGAAAAAGAAGTGCCAGTCTATGACATCTATATTGTTGACGAAGCGCATTCATGTGGAGCTTTCGCAAAACCAACCCTCCGCACTAAAGTAATAAAGAAGTTAGCCAGGATGAGGCCAATGGTTTTAATGTCAGGGACGCCTCATCCAGAATCACCCTCACAAATATTCCACCAATTTTGGATGTCGGATTACTCTCCTTTTGTTTACACCAACTTTTACAAATGGGCCGCTGATTATGTTAATATAAAAAAGAAATGGGTCCGCGGATTCTCGATCAACGACTACTCAAATGCAAAGGCTGATCTGATAACCGAGTTTACTAAACACTACATGGTAACTCTCAGCCAAAAGGAAGCGGGGTTCACCTCAAATGTTCTGGAGGAATTTTTATTTGTGAAGATTGATGAACGCCTTTACCAACTAATGGCTCATCTGAAGAAGAACAAAATCTACCAGATGAAGAACGGGGATCATATCATCGCTGATACTCCAGTAAAAATGCAGAGTGTATTCCATCAGTTATGTAGCGGCACAATCATTGGAGAAAATCAAACCCATGTCGTTGATGAGTCAAAGGCTAGGTTTATTAAAGATAAATTCAGCGGCAAGAAAATAGCGATATACTACAACTTCATTGCCGAGGGCGAACTACTACGTAGAATCTTTACGAACCATACCGACAATCCGGAAGTCTTTAAGAACAATGACGATGTTACCTTTATTTGCCAGATGATATCTGGCCGGGAAGGAGTAGACCTAATGACCGCAGATTGTATCGTTATGTACAATATCGGGTTTTCAGCCACTACTTATTTCCAAGTTCGTGAGCGAATGCAGAATAAGAATCGTGAACAGGACTGTAAAATATACTGGCTCATGAGCGAGCGCGGTATTGAGTATAAGATTTACAAAGCTGTCAGCAACAAGAAAAACTATACATTGAAGTTTTTCGAAAAGGACCTGCATGCCTGGTAAAGAATCAAAACTACAAAAGAGAGTTCGAGCCGACCTGAAAAACAAAGGATGGCTTGTCATTAAAGTTATACTCTGCAGTCAGAACGGCTGGCCAGATTTAGAAGCAATTAAGGATAAAAAAACTGTGAGGATTGAGATGAAGGCTCCAGGAGAGACACTTGACCCACTCCAGAAATACATCCACGCTAAAATAAAAGCCAAAGGTGGAGAGGTTTACATGGTAGATTCGTGGGAAGCCTATTTGGCTCTTAACCTAAAATAATTTACATTTAAAACAGCAAAACATAGTTTCCCCGATCAGGCGGACCGGGAATTGGAGTTAGATTTTTTCATATTTACTTATCAAGGAGAAAAAGCCACTGGAGAGTGGCTTTTTTATTTATAGGCTTTCTTTTTGCGTCTACTCATCCAGTAAGATGAAGCAATCTGCTAAGCGCAGACACAGAAATTTTTCTTTTGATTTTGGATCCTCCACTTCCATGTTAGCGTAAGCTCCGTACATTACTCTATCGCCAGGCTTGAGCGGCATCGTTGTAGTTGTATAAATAGGTTCACCTCCATCAGATACAACTGGAGTTAATTCTCCATCTAAATCTTGTGAACCTACACGCTTCAAAAATAATTTATCAGCCTTCCCAGGACCGACAGCAATGACTGTGCCTTTCGGTGGTTGATGTGCTTTCTTATGTGTGTCGGCAATCTTAAGCCCGCCAAGTTCTGTGGGGGCTGGGTCTGGATCGATGAGAACTCTGTCCTCAATTGGAATTAATACTGTTGTTTTCATAGTTCATATTTAGATTTGTCTGGATATAAGTGTTTAAAATAAATCTCAAGGTCAGAGTTGATAGCCGTGTCATCGATACTGAATACCTTTTTACTAGACAGGTAATTCCTTAGCATCGTAGTCTCCTTAGCCCGTCTTATCTTACCGTCAGGTTCGTAAACGCCAACGATATTCTGGACGTTGCAATATAAACTTTTGATAGCATACGCATGTGGGATGTCCCAATCGTAAAGATCAAGTGTCTCAACGAACCGTTTCTTGTTGTAAAGTATCGGAGTATGCGTATCGAAATTTTTGAGTGGATGCGATCCATTAAGCACGTTGATTGTGTTCTCAATAGTATGCTTATAATCTGTCTGGTTATTCAAGTCTTCTCTTAAAAATCCTTTAAAGAAGAACGGGAATTTGTCAGCCTCAAAATTGTGAAGTAGAAAGTGATCATCATTCATGAACAAGAAATTATCCGAGATAGCCTCAACCTTACAAGCCTTCATAACCTTGGCAAAAATGTTCCTGGCCGGGTAAATGAATTGATCTGGAAAGGGAATGTGACCTACATTGAAAATGCCTCCCCTGGGTTTATTCCCAATGATGAAGATATCCCGGTAATTCTTCAAATGCTTCTGGACCGATCGAAGTGCATACTTCAATTCATTATCGTTCCAGAAAGACCGGTGATTCAAAGGGATTACAACATCAATGGGGTTATCCATAGGTTATTTTAAAATTCTGTAATGCTTCATCAGGTTCATGTACATCTGTGGGTGAATTCGATCGAGTGGATACAGGGCTTTGTTGATATGGGCTAACTCATCTTTTTCATACAGAATCATATTTTGTCGGTACCAAACCCCCACATCTTCAATACCCCAAATCTCATCTCTAATATCACAATGATGGGGGCGATATCCGCGCTCTATGAATTTCTCAGCCCACCAACTTTGCCACTGTTCATTGATATGATCAAGACCGCCCTGTGCTGGAATTGCTGCGGAGAACAAAATAGTATCGCTTAATAAAGTTAAGGTATCAATTAATTGGTCTGCTGATTCCTTTGGTAAATGTTCCCCCACTTCCAAACAGATGGCTAATCCAAAACGAGTACAACCAGGGGCAATGGGCTCCCTCAAATCATGATCAATATAAAGGCCATTTGGAATTTTTAACTTATGCTGTGGCACACCAAAGTCTATTCCTTTATAAGCCACTCCGAATTTCTCTTTCACATCAAATCCCCACTGCCCTAATCCACATCCAACATCTATAATTGTCCTTCCATCTAAATATCCAAGGTCATGAAGCAGACCAAAAACAATATCCCTCGATTTCACTGACTCTTCAAAAATTGACTCGTAATACGATGGCGTATATTTCCGGGCCCACGACCATGTGTCAATATATGTTTCCAATTGTAATTTAGTCAGTGAGCGGATCTTCTCAAGTTCAGTAACATTATCTGGATACTTGGGATGCTTCACACTTGAATTAATCGATTGAATGTGATCGATATGGTAAAGCACCCCTGGAATGCGATGTATCTTTACTCCAAGCATGGTAGCCCGATCGTAACGCTCTGCATCCTCGGGTCCATAAGAGACCATGTTCTCATTCTCAAGTCCTGAACGGAGGAAAGCCATGGAATCCCAGAAGATAGCCCCACCGACAGATGGTGGATCCTCTGATCGCATGCCATTAAAAATAATTCGGCTTAAACAACCAACATCCATTCTTTCTTCAAGTGTTTGATAGAATGTATGGCGCGCCACCCTGGCGAAGCGTCCATCATACGGATAGACCATCTCTTGCTTATCTTCGACAATTGCCCGCGTAGCCTCTACAATCTGGAGAGGGGAGATTATAATATCGCCATCCCAATTGACCACAACGGGGGTCTTGGCATCGCCAGCCATATCGTTTAGCATCTTCGTCCGGTGGAAATCAGCCATCCCCTCAAAGAACCGGTAGTCAACGATGTCTTTCAGGTACGAAAAATCCTGGTGTCCCTGCTCTCCTACAGTAATATTCGTATCAAAATTTTCGCGCAAATACTTAATCGATAGATCGACATTCTGTTTACGATCACGGCTATCCATGTAAACAGGAATAGTAAAGGTTGTATTCTTAAGATCAATGCGCTTAATTTTATGGTCCAACTTAATCCATCGTTCCGGATAGAAGTCTGATGAATCGTTGGTCTTTGCCATCGCTCCTTTGAATAGGAAATTAGGGCAAATGATTTTTGTGATACTCTCAAGACCGTATTCAATCAGCCAAGCCATCCACCAGGAGAAAGTTGAATTAGCGATGATAGCATGGTCACACATTGAGCCAGCACAAAGTTGTTCTATGTCGCTCATTCCTTCTGCGTATACAACATTATCAAGACATCCGAAATGGAGTTTACAATATTGAATATCATCAGAGAAAATATGGAGTATTGCATCCTTTCTGAAATCAGGGAAGTATTCAAATAACGCCATCAGATAAAACTTGATAGGGATTAATTCGTAATTCGGATTACCAACGTAATCACCCTGGCGTACAGAGATAGCGATATGGCTCTTACCTTCTTCCATCAGAGACGGCATTTTCTCAATGACTGATTTTTTGAAGCTATCCTTGAATTGAAAGGTTGTATGAACATATACCTTATAATCTTCAAAGTACTTTTCAGACTGGCCCCAACAGGTAATGTCGTATTTTTTATTTCTAAACTCATCAGCATACTGATCCCAAAATTTAGGAGTATAGTGGAAGTGTTGCTCTTCGAGTTTATGTGTAGTCGTCAATTGGTCAGCTGGGATATCCGATGTAACCGGATTCTCAAAGTACTCAGAGTATTTCCATGCAGGAAGAACTTTTACCAGATCATGCTTTTTAGCAAGACCGATCATGAATGCGATCTGCCACAATTGATTGCCCAGGCGCCCATGGGTCCCTAATTTTTTAAATGTGATCATTCTCCGATTTTGGTTAAACTCCATGTCTTCCTCCAGTAAACACCAAGCTGATCGATCGGTATTACCTCATCTGTAATTTCACGTTTAGCGCGAAACTCTTCGCAGGCCATCCTGACTTCTGCGATTGCCCAATCATCGATAATAATGAACCCACCAACTGATACTCCATCGTACAGATTTTCAAGTTGGTCAATTGTGCTTTTGTACATATCTCCATCCAGGCGGATAAGTGAAAATGTGTGCCCTTTTAATTTTGGCAAGGTGTCCTTAAACCACCCTTTAATGAAAACTACATTGTTATCAAGAAGTCCATACTTCTCGAAATTCTTTACAACCTCACTTTGAGGGACCGCCAAAGCTGTGAAAGTGTGGAGTTGTGAACCTGCGTCCTGAATAACTTCTGGGGCCGGGAGTCCTTCAAAAGAATCACAAACAAATACTTTTTTGTCACTCCTGTATTCGTTTAGGATAGCCTTCATGAATATACAGGCTCCCCCCCGCCAAACGCCAGCCTCCAGAACATCACCAGGGATATCCTTAGCCATAATTTCCATCAAGCAGAACATGATATTATCCATTCGCTTAAGCCCAATCATTGTCTCCGCCTTCGCGGGCCAATCAAGTCCCTCAGTTCTTCTCATGAGCATGTCAGGACCTTCAACATTGTCGAGGTCCAGTAATTGTCTTTTTAATGGTACAAGCATAGGTTAGGATTTTTGGATGAATACTATTTTTTCGAAGAAATGGATGCCGTGGATTTTCTGGCTAGGTATAGGGCAGTGGACATGGTTAAGTGAGTCAACCAATGACTTAAGGAAATTCAGAACTGCCTTGGGGTTATTGATACCGCCCTTGAAATCAGTCCCATCGGTAGCGGGAACATCCCAATAACTGGCGTGGAGATCCTCGATAATATACCAGCCTCCAGATTTCAACAATGGGAAAAGAATTTCAAATGTTCGAATTGTGAGAGGACTAATGTGTGAGGCGTCATCCACGATGATATCAGGCGCACCCTCAATATCAACAACACTACGCAGAAAGGGTGCATCTTCCTGGCTACCTCTGTAAAATTTGATCCGATCGTAGTTTAATGGATTCTTTTCATGCAAATCGAGAGTGATAATTTTACCGCGAAGGAAGTAATCATGCCACATTTTTGCTCCGGCCCCTCCCCTGTCTGGGAAGTTGTATCCACCAAACCCAATTTCAAATAGCGTCAATTCCTTGTCCCTGAGAGGGCTAAAGAACCTCTCATATACTGGCGTATAGTTGTGAGTGGTGCTCGCTTTGTCGGCTCCGTGCTTGATAGCTAGGTCATCTAATGTCATTACCATACCTACTTTGTTTAATTAATTTTGACTATATACATTTGATTCAACTTTAAAACGTTTTAACCATGGCAGCAGCAGTAGCACAAGTTCTTATCACCGAATATGTTTACGGTGGTGCAGGAGCAGGGACAGCCCCAGAAGCACTTCAAGGAACCCTTGTTAGGAGTTTTCCAACTCCAGATGCGCAAATTTTCGCATTGGACTCTGAAGACCCTAAATATTCCGATGGAGTACGTTCTAAGATTACGTACAGGAATGATCCGACCGGCAAAGTGATCTATACCAATGAACTTGCTGCAGCACTTGTAGCTCAGTGCAACGGTACTGTATCGGCATCTTAATCGTAGAAGGCTTTGTAGAACAGTCATTTTAAATGAGTGGCTGTTTTTTTACACAATTATACCATAAATTATATTAGTATTAAAATCTAATTATTATATATTTGTCCCATGGACACGCCCCGACACACTCCATGGAAAGACACTGAATTCTGGATAAGAAAACCTCTTAACGATGAAATTTATCCTGGCCATGAGATTGACCTACTAGCCATTATTACTATTGCTTTTTTTGGGTGTCTTATTACCGGCTCTATTATTGGAATCGGATTAATCCAATTATTCAAACTTTTATGAGAATCCTGCACGATGATTACATGGTCACTGTAGACCAGGAATTTGAGGTTATTAAACTGAAGAGCGGGCTTAGTTCCTTGAATGCCGCGTACTTCGAAGATGATCAGGAGTCAAAGTATAAGTTTAAGCGCCAATGGGGTACCGTTATTGGAATACCAGCAATATTTTCTGATAAGCCATTTGACGTTGTGGACACCGGAATGCCACAACAGAGGAAGTTCATCCCGAGCGAACTGATCCAGGCGATGGTCAATCAGGGTTATACAAAACTCCCTGTTTACTGGCCGAGCACTTTCGATGACTTTGAGATAATCACTATGGCGGACCTTGGAGCCAAAATGAAAGTTGAGGTCGGAGATAAAGTGTATTTTGATTACCAGATATCAGACAAAGAGAATCTTCTTGGCATGCACAATGGCGCCAAAA